ATAGTACAAACTCTCTATTGGAGCGAGTACCATCTTTCTTAGCAGGGTTGATTCTCACTTCAATCTCACCATTGTAACTACTACGCCATTGTTCTGGAGTAATGCTTGAAATCCAACAAACATCACATCTAGTGCAACTTACTTTATCGCCAACCTTGTATGGAAGACTCTCTATATACTCCTTCACATCAGAACAAATCTGCTTGTTGGCATTATCAATGATGCTTTGTTGCTTTGCAACCTTTACTTTTAATTCTTCTTTTGTCATATTTGTAAATTTATGCCCGAAGGCGTTAAACAATCAATATCGTTTAAAGAAACCTTTTCCATATCTCTTGGAGTTCTTACTAACTTTCTTTTTCCATTTTATACAGATAGGGCACTCTTTTGGATTTCTACCAATAGCACAATAACTGTGCACTTCTCCTTTTCCAGGTATTTTATGAATACATGTACTATGTGGACACATACGCTTACTTTTTACGATGATTATACTTCTTGATAGCATCCTTCTTAGAGGCTGCCATAATCTTAACACCCTTGATGGTGAACTCATGCTGTGCCTTTGGCTGACACTTCCGCTTATCAGAAGGAACGCTGCCATTCGGAACATTGAATCTAATACGTGGAATACCAAAAGGAAAATCATCACCCATTTGGTATTCCAATTCAGTTTGCATACCAATCATTGATAACAATCCATTCATACGACTAGTCTTTTATATATTCTAATGTTATTCCCCAAAATAGCCAAGTAAAACAAATGTCTATTTGTACATAAGATGTTCTTACAAATTTTTCTACACTTATGTTTGGAAGTACATCAAATACCCAACCTCCATCTTTATAAAAGAGATTTACAAATTTAATAGAAATGTTACTCATAGTCTCTAATACTTATTGCTGACGGAAATCTAGGAATCTTATCATCAGATAGTCCTTGATATTGAACAGTGACTTTCTTACCGATAAGTGATTTCCTATTTAACCAATACTCATGGCGAAGTTCTCGTGTTCCTTGTGGTTTCACATTGAACTCACCACCTTCACATTTACAAACGAATATTGCTGTGCCGGCATCACGACCTGTCGCTTCAACGACATCAGCAATCTCAAACTCCTTATCGTCAAATACCTTCAACTTAATAAGATTGTTTGAACGGAATCCGAACTCATACATTCCGTCAATATTACGAATGATGATGCCCTCATATCCTTGGTCGGTACACTCCTTATGGTAGTCCCACAAGTCTTTTGTACTAAAGCACATTGTCCAACCGCTTAAATAAGTAGGAGCGTCTTTTTTAACCTTGGAAAAATCGGTTTGAAGTTGTGTCCATCTATCATCATTTCGTATATCGGCTACTGGTCTGTCATATACTACATATTTTATTTTAGATGTAATATCTGACTTTCGTTTTACCGCCGAAATTATTTCTTGAAAAGAAAGTTCCTTATGATTGTAGAGTTCCCCATCGAGCGGAAGAATCCACTCATTGTTTTCAGCCCATTCTCTAAGATGAGGAATATCATAGGGTTTACCTTTTCTGGAAATAATATGAACTCCATCTTCATCTTTCGATATTGTGCATCTGACACCATCATACTTTGGTTGGCACAAGCAAGGAAACTTGACCTTTTTCTCATTGAACGAGATTGCCAGCATAGGTTTGATTTTGCCATTTGCGTCCGTATTGAATTTTGAATCCTTTGACGGAATAGTTGTTGTGAAACCTGCATCCTGTAGTCGCTTCCATGTGGATTGTGCCTCTGATAATGCTTGTTGTAAATACGTTGTTTCATTTGCCTTACCAATGTTTACTCCTTCCCAATATTCATACTTGTCCTCAGTCCACTTACCATCAAGTGTAACTTTCTTTCGTGTTGTCATTATGGCATGGTCTAATAAGTCCTCTACCATAATATCATACACACGCACGGAACCTGTTTTTGAGAGAGCATACATTCTTGGAAAAGGATGAAACCTACGATGTTCTTCCTCCACAACTTTTGTAGTAGGAAGAAGTGTAACTATGTCCAATAACTGCATAACTATTTCAATTTTAACACTATAAATATACAAAAAATTATTGAAATAGCCAAATTATTGCTATAAAGATAAATGGGTAGCAGATAACATCCACCACCCATTATAATCACTCACCAACTCCATAGTAAGGACGAATCCAGCAAAGTCGGTCTTTGTCTTTCAACTGTGTAAGAGCTAATTCGTAGCAAGCCTCGAAGTATTTGTCCTTATCATCACCTACCCACTTAACAATTACGCTATGTTGGTCAGACGCAAACTTGTTCATTGCTACGTACAACGCCCATTTGTTGTAGTGAGGTTCACACTCAATCCTACCACCAAGTTCTTCAACCCTACGGAAAAGTTCCTCATGGTCACGCCATTTAGCACCTTTACTTCCATCTTGGTTATTGAACTTGTCAACAATATCCTCGGCTTCTGTCTCTGTTAAGAAGTTGTAGTATTTCAAACTTCCCTCGTAACATTCGACAAGTTCCTTTGCGCTTCGGATATTTGCCTCTGCAAGTAAGATGAAAGCCTTTTTGAGCATATCAAGAGAAACCTCAATATCCTCACTATCACCCGAATTTTTAACTTCAAGCAGCAGAGCATGAAATTTGTCAAGAAGTTCTTTCTTATCCATAACGACTTACCCTTTCAGTTCCTTTACAAGACCTTTAATCATATCCTTCAATTCGCCGATTGAGTTTTCCACTTTCGTAAACCGCTCCTCAGTTTCCTTTTTCTCTTTGAACGCTGGGTTAAATTCAGAGAGAATAACAGAGCATTTCTCTACGTTACTTTCATACGTAGGTCGCTTAGAAAGCTCCTGTTCGGATTGTGTCTTCAACGCCTCAACCTCTCTCAATATAGCGTCTCTACCCGTAGAAATTACCAAGTTATTTACATATCCTGTGTCTGTGCCGTCTTTGAAAGTGTAGGTCTTTGTCTGACCATTAGCCTCCAATGTAACATCGACAACCATTTCCATTGGGTTTCCATAGTGAGCGTCCACATGTGGAAGGCCCACATCATTGACCACTTTTCCTTGTGCAACGGAAACATCCACTCGGTCAAATATGAAAATAGGATAACCTTTCTTTAAATCCTTGAATAACATAATCAATAAGTCTTTATTGTTAAACACTAAACCTAAGAGAGTCCAATATGAACCCTCTTAGGAAATTCTTTACGCAATAGTCACAGTAATGGAGCTATTGATTGTATAAGAGTGGGCTTTACCACAAACAACCTTAGAACCATACTTGTATGTTCCCACTTCTGCAATAGTAACAGATGTAGGAACGGCAGTCTGTCCTTGGAACGCTACCATGAATTTCTCAGTGAACAACTGCGTAGTAGCCTTACACCCAATTCCAGGAGTAACAACTGTTATTACCGCTGTAATCGGAACGAAAACAGTAGAGCCATTCAATGTAGGTGTCTCATTAGTAAATACCACTGACACCTGTGGCTGAACAGTTGAGTTCACACAGAAAGGTCTGCATAGCTTCTCCTTGAAAACCGCCAAAAGCGAAACCTGATTAGCAACCAACGCCGTAGTAGCCAAACCTACTGGAGATATTTCTACCATAACTTTCTTAATTTAATGGGTTAAACAATAAGTTACTGAACGGCTGATGCACCACATCCACAACCACAACCGCCATTATAGAGGTTATAGATGAACTGGTTCTGACGGAGCTGAGAGTTCTCAAACTTCAAGTCAGAAATCTGACGAGCCTGTTCGTCTCTCCAATGACCATTCAACGTGTCAATGATACGCTGAGTGTTTGCATTGCCGGCATTGATGATGTCACAAGTCTGTCGCTGAGTCTCATAGGCAACATTGCTGAAACCACGCTCGATACCAGTGTTAGTGTAGTCAAAGCCACGCTGCATTGCTGATGTCAAGTCACAGAAACCCTTCTGGGTAGAGAACTGGATGTCCTTCTGACCCAACTGATTTTCGTAACCCATCTTGATGATGTTCTGTTGTGTCTGGCAGCAGCAGTCCTTCAAAGCCATAGTCATCTGCAAGTTACCATTAACAACGGAATTGATAACACGCTCAGCATTGCTATCAGACTTTCCAGCCAAAACTGCAATACCCTGACGAACATCACAGATTGCTCCATTGAGGGCATTAAAGTCGCAATTCAAGTTGCTTGCCAACTGGCTGAGAGCGGTGCCATTTCCCTTGATTGCGTCCATAATCATGTTGCTGTTCTGGTTGTCAGCAATCTGTGAGCGCAACGACTGAATCTGATTCTGCAACTCAGCATTCTGTGTGTTCTGACCGTTGTTCCAGTCATTACCCCACATACGCTGAGCAAACATCATCCATACAAGGTAAATAAATGGATTGTTCCACTGATTACCCATACCGCCGTTCATTGCAGCCATCATAGCCATCATAGCCATTGGGTCGGTGTCCTTCTTACTCATGGCAGCTATTGCCAAAGCGTCATGGTTATTGTATGCACTCGGATGGTCATAACAATAAACCTTCTCTGTTACTCTATCTTCTGACATAGTAGTAAAAGTTATAATTGAACAATATGTTTTCTTCCACTCTATTGGAATTGCTGCAAAAATAACTCTGATGCCTTTACTGCCCGAAGATTTTGTTACTATTTAAGGAACTACTTTGATAACTGATTCTTTACTACCGAAAACCTTTTCATACACCGCCTTGTAGTGAATGTTTACAAAGTATCTCTTGCGTCTGTACTTGAAGTTATTCCTTATCATACAAACACAAGGTCCATCAGCAATGGATTGTCCATTGCCGATGAAAGTTTGGTAAGAAGCACTGCCAGTGCTTCATGTAATTGTTTCTTATTCTTCTTCATATATCTATTTTTTAAGTTTCTAAACTCAGAGACTTATAGTTCATTCATCTCTGTTCTCTTTTTGTTCATCTTCCTTTGGCTCGTCAACCTCCCGGAAGTCCTCGGGCGTGTCAAGGTGGGGAACGTCCAACTTCTCCCCACCAATGAAATACGAATACCCTAGATAAATCTCCTTGCCATAGTTCGTGCCATCTGCGATGCGCTCGAACGTTTTGCCATCATCAGCGATGATGTGCTTGTCGTTGTCTTTGTCTATCTTCATACCCTAATCGTTTATATTGTTAATCCATACTTCTGTCTCTCTTCTTCCGTTAACTCACTCCATCCAACAATCTTATCTGCAAACTCACTCCAGTTCGTTGCTGTCTTGTATGTGTCAATTGCGGAATCTGGGACATAAATTTTCAACACACTAGAAGGAATACAATTTGAATCTATTGTTGCTGGTGTCTCTGTTCTTCCTATGATTTTTTCTATCGGACACACATAGTAAACATAATTATGACTTGCGGCTGGCTTCTTTAAGCTGACTGGTAGTAAGCCAACAGTCAATTTAGTATATGCGAATGTTCCTTCAAAATTACTTATAGGATTTTTGTCGAAGATGTCAAATGGAACTTCTTTTAACGAGCTACACCTCGTGAAAATTCCAGAAACATTACCATAGTAATAATTATTATAGTCAATCATACTTAGATTTTCCATCTTGTCGAACAATCCACGTGGAACGCTCTCTATGGATGCACAATTTTCAAAAGCAGAGATGGCATATTCTACATTTTTTAAATTGTCAAACAATCCAGCAGGAATAGACTTGAGCGAAATGCAGCCTTGAAAAATACCTTTTCCGTTATATTCACTGAGATAATAAGAATTCCCATTTAAGATAAAAACGGATTTTGGTATTTCCTTTAGCCTATTACACTGATAAAAGAAGCCTGATAAATACTGTGAATTGAAACATACGTCTTCACTTACATACTCCAATGCTGTTTGCATCTCTAGATTATTTGGACCTATCTTTGTATTTCCAACCGTCCAAAAGGCTACAATGCTTCCTTCTGAAAAAGATACTAGTGTATTTTTTTCTTCGACGGAATCCAAAGATACATTATGAAAAGCATTACCATCAGTATAAGTATGCGAGCCTTCATTGCTGGTACTTCCATCTCCCCAATCTATATTGACAGAAGAACCCGAATAAATGCTAATAGACACAGAGTTACCAACCAACAAAACTTGCATCTTTCCGTTAGTCTCTGGCTTCAACGTCATTATGTCAAATTCAATATTGTAAGTCTTTGATATTGTCGTGTCCGAAATAGCCTGAATGGTTCCTCTATCTTCGCCTCCACTATATCGGATAACGTAATCGTAGTGTTCTCCTTCTGCCAATGGCACTTTTACCGTTCCCGAAGAAAGGTCGTATGTCAAGCCATTGATTTCCACGGTCGCTCCTTTTATTGCTCCGTACTGGCTTACCACGTTGAAGGTGGCGAATATTGTTTTCAGTACGGTTCTTGCTGTGATTGTCAAATGAGGGAAAATACTCTTCACTCTCTCGATGTCTTCCTCAGTAGCTTTAAGCACAGTATATTTTCCGCTCAAATATGCGATTGAAGTGTACTCCCCATTGTCTCCGACACCCTTGATGTTCGACAGCTTGCTGAGTATCGAGAAATTGGCTTTCAGCGCATCGATGTTGGTGAATCTTACGTATACGAGTGCGTTGTCCGAGGAAAGGATTTCCTCGGCAATGTCTAGTGGCTCGATATTCGGGCAATTCTCTATAACAAGCGTGGTTACGTTCGCCCACGAATCTAATGATAAACCAGTACCAAGCTTTGGCTGGTTCTTTAAAGTCAAGTTGGTAATGGTGGCTGGGAGTTCCAAAATTCTAAGCACACCACCCTCAGCAAGATTCACGGCTGTAGCCTTCGTTCCCTTTGCATACACTTCCTCTATGTTCTCGCAACCGCTCACGTCAATGCTTGTTGTATAGTTAGGACAGTTCTGAATGTCCAGCTTGCGCAACTTCGCATTGTTACCCAACGAGAGAACGCTGAAGTTTCGATTCTGATAGCCTGCCTTGGAAGAACCGATAATTAACTCCGTGATATTCGTTGCCTTCGATACATCAAACGTTCCAACGTATAGAGCCGACAAATCGCCAATAGTCTTAATCATAGAAGCATTGTAGATAATGGTCTCTGTGTCGTTGAACTTAATGCCAGCAGGTGCAGTGATAGTCTTCACTTCTCCCTCTCGCATTCTCTCACTCTTGGTCACGCTACCCCAGCGAATAGTTCCATACATTGCCGAGAACGCACCGATGGTGATGTCTGCCTTTGGCTCGACACCTACCCACACACTTGGTGTGTAAGTTCGGAAAGTAATGTAGTCAGACAACGAAGAGCCTGCCTGGAACTTAGAATCCATGTACTTGAATCGGTTGTAGAGCCACCATCTTCTGTGTGCATCTCGGCTACCTTGGAGGGCATAGAGAAACGCACCAGTCTTCACGGTCTGCGCAGTTCCAGTAGAATAGTCCGTATATCCGTCAATCAAAGGCGATTCGTACTTGAAGTACCCGTCCTCATTGTAGACGCTCTCGCACCACTTGTCGCTCTGTCTTGTGTTGCAGAACTCGATAATCTTGTCGTAGCTTAGAATGCCCTTCTGACGCAAGTCTTGGTACATCTTCGTGATGTCGGAAGAAAAAGCCTGCTCCACAAGCTCCCAAAGCAAGGAGTTTGCACCGTTCCATACATTCAAGTTACCGATAATGTCATGTATTTCTATATCGTAGCTAAACTGAATTGCGCCCTCGTTATTGATACCGAAGACCGTATCATTATCATAGAAGATAAAAATCCACTTTCCACCAACATAAAATGTTAGGAACTGGTTCTTCGCCCTTTGGTCAACCATTCCGAAAACCAAAGTGATGATGTAGTAGAAAATTATCGTCTTCTTGTCGAAATGCTCAGCGAACTCTGCCTTGAACTTCTCTATATCATCCTTGCATGAAACCACCCAGGTGAATACTTCCTTCATGTGGGAAATATCCTCGTTTCCATCCGGATAACGACTCTCGAAATCGTTCTTCCAGCCATCATCTGAAAAGTCTGCTGAACGGAAGTTAGAGCGGTCGCTGGTGTTGTTCAGAAACTCCCACGATTCGTCCCCCTCTGCAAAGCCGAAAGTGTTCTCTGCGCTCTTGTCGGTGTTGAAATTGTACTTGCCGATGAACAGAGGTGTATCCCCTGCCTTGCTTCTGTGGAAAATCAAACATGGCTCTCCGTATACTGTTGTACGTATCAATGCATTCTTCTTCTGTGGCTCGGTCAGAATACCTGCTTGCAGAAGCATCCACCCGATATAGTTAGCTAAACCAGTATTATGTGTGCCACTGCTCTCGGCAAAGTCAGCCTTCCAGCAGAAATTTGCTGCTGGCAACACAGCCTCCTCGTTTAGCGTGAACATGTCTTGATGCTTTCCGCTCTCTGTCATATTGAAACCCTTCTTAAACTGCCCCTTATAGTTCTTTCGTGGGTAGTACTGGGAAGATGTACCCTGCACGTTCAAGACAACACCATCGGCAGTAAAACTCTTCTCTGGATGGTTCTTGTCAACGTACTCAATGCTCACGGTTTTCTTGTCTCCTTTAAACTGCGATAACTCACCTGTAATGATAAGGCAAGGTATCTGCTCCAGCATTTTAGAATAACTCAAATTGCCGTATGTATCATAGACTTGGTTACGGTTGAAAATAGCCAGTTTCTTGTCTATATCGTCCATATCTGCAATATAGTTATCCAATAGCTGCTGTGCATTGAGATTGTTAGAGTAGCTCCTTATGTTGTATATGTCTATGGTAGCTGTAGATGATACTACGGTTATGTCCACTGGCGATGACTGAACGAATCCATCATTGGCTGGGTATTGCAGTGACTGCGACTTGATGCCGTTGATATAAATCTGCATCAATCGGTTGTTGGCTCGCTTTTCAACCACGAAGGACACACGCACTCGCTCATCCTCCTTGTACTTGGTCTCCAGTGTGGACTGCTCCGAGGTTAGTGATATTGTGTTTGGGGTCAGTCGCAAACCAATGCCGCCCTGCTGACAAGAGAGAACGACACCTTCATAGTCCATAACTTGACGAACAGCAAACTCAATCTCTATGGTCTTGCCAGTCTGTCTGATGTCCTTGGAGAATAATTTCAAAGGAATAGTCATTGCCGCTCCACCGCTCAATCGCATGGCTGTATTGCCGTCCTTATCGACTACCCATCCGTTGGTTATGTAGTTCATTTCGGAGAACGAAGCCGCAATTCCGTTGTTCTCCCATGTTTCCCTGTCTGTGTCTTGATTGCTCCTTCCCTGCGATGTAAGGAACAATTCAAGGTTCTGAGTTTCTGCCTCTGATGTGATAGAAGACTTGTCTACAGTCAATTGGAAAATCTTGCTTACACTTCTACAAGTTATCGTCATAGTGGCGTCGCCTTGGCTCATCGACTTGTATACCCACGATTGCTGTGTGCGGTCAACCTTTCGGGTTGCCACGATAGAATCGTTAATCTTCAAAGCAATGTCTGCTGGGCTGTTCAGTGGGTCGTAGACCACAAAAGGAATGGAAACCGTCTCGTACTGCTTCATGTATATATGTTCCATGATGCTAGCAATGATTGGGGTTTCGTTTCCTTGCTCGATACAGACAAGCGCAAAGTTAAGGTGATTACTCTCCAGTTCCGAACCCTGCAAGGATGCGGACAGATAAACTTCCAGGCTATGCGCTCCGTGCGCTTGCGCTGGAATATCAAAGGACTGCTGGCGGTTGTTGACTTCCGTCTCCTCTGTGTGTATCTCCTCGCCGTCCAAGAGAATATGGACGACCTTCTTGATATTTCCGATTGGTGTGTAAACGAAAGGTATAGCACCTTCGTATGCAGTCACGCTGTCGAAGCTGGAAGATACCATAAGGTTTACCATCGTCACTTCGTAAACATAGCTTCTAGAACTTCCCTCTTCATTGTCTATAGTAAATCTAATCTCGGTTACGTCCTCCCCAATGTACTTAGTTACGTCTATAGTGTATGTATTGCCAGAGCGCAAGGTTATTCTCTCACGCTGCTTACCTGCAACATAGACAGTACAAGAACCACTAACCTGAGAAAGGTCACCTTCATTCTCGTAATAAGACAAATACTTAAACTTAAAAATCTCTGTACTCCCGGCGGTCGTATACTCGCTAGGTGTGACTAATATCGTATTTTTCATTGTCGCTTGTGTAGCTCCAGTGTTTGGAAGCTGAACTTGCGATACAACTAAATCTTCGTACTTTTCCGTGTCGGAATTATACTTTTTCATGGATGCTTCGTCTGCGAATATTTGCAAAAACTTCTTATCTTTAATTTGTACGCATCCACCCTTCTTGGTGAAGGTCTTCTTGATGAGTTCCTGAACTCGTCTTCCTGACACTGGAAGGTTTCCTGTACTAGCATCACCTCCCCAGTCTGTGTCTAGAGTTATTGGATTGTCATAAACTTTTGCCATTGTTATTACTTTTAATTATTTTTCCACCCTTCGTTATCTATCCACGGCTTCTCGTTTACCCAATAGCCGGCACCGAAACAAGAACGTATTGCCTGCCATACAAGACGAGAACCCTTCATTATTGTACTTATAGCCTTTTCTCCGTAATAAACGAGAGAAACTTCTTTTCCGTTTATGTAAATCATAGGCTATTCCTCCTCATAAAGAAAGTAAAACCTATCCTCTACTATTTGACCTGAGTCCTTCATAGCGTTATACTCACCTTCGCTAACAACTTGCATAAAGTCGTCTTGAAGTAAGCTCCATGTTCCCCAAGAACCCCTATTAACATCAGAGGTAGCAGAAGATACGTTCTTTATTCTATAAGCAATAATTCCTCGTTTACCTGCAACTAAGTTTCCGTTCTCTACATTAAAACCGCCAAAGGCAAATTGATAAATGAGAGTGGAATCCAAATCCCCACTAACAAGTAGATTTCCTGCAAAAGAAGTTCCTTTCTTCAACGTATATAATCCACTTTTAGTAGCGTCCCCATAGTTGTCAAGAGAGGATATATCCGTAATGTCAATAGAACCTCCGGCAACCCCTTTTACGTGTTCCGTAAAGAACTTCTGAGTTACTACTTTTGAGGTGCTATCTCCAAATTCGCCCGTAACTTCGTTATGAACAACAGTCGGCAATATGGTCTTATACTTCCAATAAGTACTTCCTGCTGCCTTAAAGAAGATAATAGCTGAAACGGAATCCACCGTAATGGCACTTCCGTTTTCCCCAATCATATTGGTGAAAGTTCCAGGACCTACACCAATAACAGTGGCGGCTACATCTTCTGGATAGTTAGGCTGAAAACTTGTATCTTCCGCAAAACCATTTACACCGCCCTTCATTCCATTAACGTAGCTAAGTAAGTTGTTTATTTCCCTGTCAGTATAACCGAGAACGTCAAACAACCTGTTTTTCAGTTCGTCTTTAAGATTGGAAGTCTCGGTTACATTGTCATTTACTGTGCTATTGACTTCAACCAAACGCTTCCACAACTTATTTACGCCCTCAATTCCACTTATCAAGTCGCTAAACATTCTGTTTAGTTTAGCTCTGACAGAAAGACCCGACTCATTAGCATTTATATTTCTGTGCTCTATCATGTTAATCCGCATAAAATAATAAAAGGGCAACCCACATGAAAATGCGGATGCCCTTCCTACGATTAATTACTACGATTAGGCTCCTGCGATATTAGTCCAATCGGCAGCAGCCTTATCCTTGGCTGTGCGCACATAGAACTTCTTACCCTTGGTGTCCGTGTACTGAGAACCAATAGGGAACTTCCTAACGTCTGTTACGATAACATCGTCTGCGTCAGTAGGAGCACCCTCGCCGATAGCCACTGTATACATACGTGTCTTATCCGACGGATTCAAAATTGAAAGTTTTTCTACTTTTGCCATTTTCTTTAATATTAAAGTTTATACTCTTTTGAAGTTGTCCTCTACAAAGATAATATTTATTTTCTAAATTACAACTCTCTCGGAACGACAATTTTACTAAACTCCCAAGTTCCCTTGAACTTATCATACATACATTGCATCTTATGTGCCTGCATATTAAGATAAATTCTGTTACCTTTAGGCATGATGTTCATAAGAGTCTTGTAGGAAATCTTTGAACCCCAAAACAATCCAACTGCAAAATTGCAATCGAACATTTCCTCAGATGACTCTATGAAACGCTTGCAAGCATCCAAGTCATCCTCATCGTCTATTACGAACTTGATGAAGTCATCCTTGTCGAGCAAGAGGTAAGTTTCAGCCTCATGTTCACCCATATCCTTGTAGTGACCTGTACTTGGTGCCTTGCAGTCAACAACAAAACTTACGTTCTTGATATGTCTGTAAGGAGCAATACTACGAGTTCCATTTGTCTCTACAACAACATGGAAACCATTGTTAACCAACTCCGTCAAAAGTTTTGTGCAATCCTGTAACAATGGCTCTCCACCAGTAAGGCAAATTACTTTGTTTCCGATGTTCCTTACACTCTTGATGATTGCAGAAACTTCCATGCGTTTTCCATCGTCACAGTCAAGTGCTTCTGGTGTATCACAAGTTGTTCCCTTTTTCTTCAAGTAACAACGAAGATTGCATCCGTTCAAACGGATAAAAGTACAAGGAACTCCAATTCCGTACTTGTTACACTCACCCATGTATGCTGGGTAGATAGTGTTTACTTTTAAGTATTCCATAATTAAGCTACGATTAAATATTCCGATTTTGTGAATAACGTTCTGAAAGAAGAAAGTCTGCTTGGATATGTGTTCAAGAAATACTTGGCTATTGTAACTTTCAGTTCACGATTTCTATCCAACCGCAATTTCTCAGAAAGTACACCACGTAATTTAGCTGCACGTTCCTCAACAGACAACTGCAAGTACTCTAATACTCTTGGTCGGTATCGTCTCATTTCTATTGAGCCTCTTACCGCCATGTAGTAAAGTTGATTTCTGTAATAATTGGTAAGTTCTGCAAGTAGCATAACACATAGTTCGCCACCTGTTTCAAGAGCCTCATCAACATCACAACAAATCTGTCTCTTTGCTTCCTCGATGTTATCATCAATGGAAATAGCACTTGATACCTTGTTCTTGAAACTAAATTCGATTGAGCTGCCCACCAATGAGGTGAGCAAGCTCTGAGTTCTTTTGTTCATAATGATATTCTCCTTGGTTTTCTGTAATACTTAGTCCCCAAAATTCTGGGTTTCGGTTTTCGTTTACTTTTCATAAGGTAAATATACAAAAATTTTATGAGACCCAAAAATTATTTCTTTCGAGCTAACTTTTCGGGTTCCTTAACCTCTTCAATTTCAATAAACTCTCCAGTTGTTGCTTTAGAAGGAAGTTCTTTTGAACCACCTCCACCGCCAAACAACTTTGCGAGTATTCCACCGCCCGATGATGGAGTAGCAGCACCAGTTGCCTCAACATTGATAGAAAGTCTTTCACGACCCATTTCAATCTTAGATGCAACCAAATCGTGAAGTCTATCCATTTCACTTGAGAGACCCACATCTGGAACACCACCATCAATCTTCTCAAATACTGCTGCACGCTTTACACGCTCGTATTGTGTATTAATGAGAAACTCCATGAACTCATTCGGATTCTTTGGTTTATTGTTGTCCCATTTAATACCACAAGCAAATCCTTTCTTATAGAGAGGACACTTGTCATACATATAGCAGCTATCACAATTAATACCGATGCCTACAACCTCATCCAAGTCAATAGTGTCCCTTTTCTGAACTATGAACTTGTCAAAATCCTCAGACCAAATTTCCATTGGAACGAGTTTAATTCTCTCCAAGTAATAGTCACGGCACTCATCCAAATCAGCTTCTGTCTTTCGACAAGTCAAACAATCCGGATGGTCCCCTTTCTCATAAAATGGACACAAATGCTTTTTCAAGTCTTCTGGAGTTTCTGCCTCCAAGATAGCCTTAGTCCTTTTTTCGATAGTCTCTTTCATACGTTGCAACCACTTTATTATGTAACTTCAAATTAGCCATTTTTAAAAACTCCTTACGAAAACCAAGCCACCCAAGCAAGTTCATTTTATTGATATTGACACGAGTTTCTTTCTTCACCTCCTCATAATCAACACCATTCTTCTCATACTTAATTCTACGAGCCTTTCTAAGGTGTTTCTTTTTATAGTCAAGAGTTCTAAAGTTCTTTCCGTCATAGTCATAAGTTGTACCGAAACGAACACCACCAAGCCATGTAACGGAGTCTGCACTAAAGAATGGATAGTGTTTCAAGATTCCTATCTCAGTCCAGGCAAATCCGTGTACTTTTACATGATACATCTTTGCAATCTGATAGAACCTTGTAGCATAGTCCTTATGTCGTTGGTTAATACCCACATATCTATACTTCTCACAATACTCCTTGAAATGTTTAATAGCATGTGGGTCTCCATCACTCTCATGTGCTACATAGACAACATTTATTCCCTCTTTTTCAAGAGGTTCAAAATACTTCTTGTTCCACTTTCTAACTATGTCATGCCCGACAATATTATCTATGTCAAGATTAGCTGCAGAAAAAATGTAGTCCTTATGCGCCCTAAGCCAAGCAACATATTCTTCCAAGTAAGGAAGCCAGAACTCCTCTTTATGTGATTCTTCATATTCAGAAGAACCCTCACGAAATTTTCCCATGAAAGAGAAAGCACCTGAGTCCGTCATAAAGATACCACCTTGCTCTTTAAGAGTAGGAAGTATTCCATCAAAGTAACCAAGACTTTTCTTGATATAGAAATAAGAAACAAGCATTTCCCTTATCCCGAAATCATATAGTTGCTTAAAGTCACCTACTGATGAGGCCGAGAAAAAGAGAACCGCTTTATTCTTATTCTTGTCGTATGGAAAATCTTCCTTTCTCATGGCATATAACCTAATAATGTTTCAGCTTCACTACGGAAAACATCCAAGTCAATATTACCCTTTGCCTCTTTAAGGTAAAACTCAATAAATTCCTTTCCGGCGATTCTTGGGTCATTATCAAACAACTCTGGTTTGAACATACCATTTACTGCAAGAGCAATAGCCTTGGCTACACAAGACTTACACTTTCCACAACCTTTCTCACTATGTCCATCATAGCAAGTTCTAAGAGTTGGAATATGAGAAACATCACAACCTTGGTCAATAGCTTCTTTGAGAAGTTCTCCTTTGGTCAAATCCTTATATGGAGTTAAGATACTTGGAAAGATACCATCCCAAGATTCCGGCTTATCACGATGGTAATAGTAGCTCTCAATGAAAGACACCAACGCACCCAATACATCTGGCTGCTTATCATAGTGCAAATCATAATACGTTACTCCAAGCATTACATTCTGTGAGTATTGCAATGCCCTAAGAATATAGAATATATTACGCATAGGAACGATAGCATTATCCAACTCCAATGTCTTGAAGTTAAGAGTATCGTCCACTATCACCTCATGGTCTTTCAGCAATCCAAGCGTTTGGAATTTCCTAAGTTGTTTTGTTTCAAGACCCTCATATCTTGCTCCAGACTTAAAGAATAGTAACTTTTCGGGATTCTCCAATAATCGGTATAGCTCAGAGTCTAAACCAGTTGAATACAATAATACTTGTGCCATTATTCTTTAATTTAAAATGTTCATAAATGAAGAAAGGCTCCTCCCGATAAGGGGAAGAACCTTTCAAAACCTGTGTCGAAAGCGGTTAGCTACCTGAGCTTGAACCGCCACCAGAACGACCACCCCTTCCACGACCTGCGGAAGCTGCACGTCCACGACCTGCTGCACGACCTGCACTGGCACGACGACCAGCTGCGCCTCTGTTAGCTCTTGCCATAATCTTAAAATTTTAAGTTTCGGCTGTATTCTTTTATTAAGCGATTAGCCGTATTAACCGCTACGGGGACAAAAGTACAAAAAGTAATCCGAACTGCCAAATATTTTAATATTTTTTAGTTCTTATTGAATAATACTCTTAGTTCGATTGCCGTCATATTCTCAGCAGCGTCTTGGAAAGATGGTCGCAAGTCAACTACAATGCCCTTCTTGGCGAAGAACTTATTGCTGATGATTGCAGCCTTTACTGCTTGATTCAATGAACCCGCTCCTATAACTCTAATAACAACCTGTGCGGTTGGGTCTTCATTGTAAGTTGAGTGAATACTTCCCGCCAGCTTGTTTGCATCGGTAGATGATTTACATCTGAGTACCTTTTGATTGGTTTCTTTAATTACTTCCATAATTGTTACGTTTAATGTAAAATCACTCAATGCCGATAACTTTGAACACTGCAAATATAATAATTTACTTTTGTTCTTCCAAACTTTCCTTGCGTATTTCTACTAACTTTTCCATATCTTCTGGTCGCATAACCAAAAGATACCCACGTTCTCCCTTTTGTTTGATAGCTACAACTGGAACTTTTCCTTCTACTTTTGCCTTACTTTCTGTATCAGCAAATAACGACCACAATGATATTTTACCTCTAACTTTGCACTCTATATACACTTTAGGGTGTAAACTATCACTATTAGTTCCATGTCCGCTATTACTTCCAGATAAAGGAACTCTCTTTGTTCCGAAGAAACTTGCAACCAAACGCTCGAAAGATTTCCATGCTGATTTAGAAGTAGGATGCTTAACAACTACATTGTTTTTTCTAACAAGAGTTTTAGGAACACGCTTCTTCTTTGTTACTTTTGCTTTTCTCTTAATTGGTGACATGTTCGGTCTATAATAAGTTGTTCATACGATGACTTTGGTCTGCTCATACTTACAGTTCCTTGGTAAGAACGAGGATATAGTTTGTCCACCTCTCTATGTAAATTGAGTAAGCCTTTATGTACTTGACCTACTCTATCATTATAAGAGTTAACTCTGTTGATATATGTATCAACATTATCATTCTTTGCAATCAATTTTTTGAGTAACCTTTTCATCTTACGATTAGGTCTTCTCCATGTATTAACCCAGTATTTCTTCATAATAAACTTAATATTGAAATATCCATAGGTTGACCTATACGAATTTTTGCCAATGACACAAATGTCTGGTTAAGGTCTGAACCTATATAATGTCTATTGTTTAACTTTGCAGCTAATGCCGTAGTACCACTTCCCATAAATGGGTCGCACACTACGTCACCCTTATTAGTACAAGCAAGAATGCAATTCTCCGCCAAGTCTATTGGAAAAGGTGCCGGGTGATTATTATCTGTAGCAGAACCAAATTCCCAAATACTTTTAAGATACTTGCAATCTTTCCTGTTAAATTTTGTGCGAGCACCATCTGACTTCTTAATCCAAAATATGTACTCTGTAATAGGAAAGAAGTAACTCTTATCTATTCGAGGAGTGTTCCTTTTATTCCACACAATTATCTGTTTCAAAGGATAATCCAATACATATCTTGGAAACAAAGTAAGATGTTCATGCAAAATATCTATATGATTATAGAAGATACTACCTGTTGGTTTTATAACTCTTATGCACTCAGTAAGAATAGACCTTTGCCAATCTTCATACGCCTTCGGTGTCATCTTATCATCAAACACACCATAGTCTATGTGACGGCTTTTTGTGTATGGTCCATTATTAACATTACGATTTTTGCTCCACCATCCCTTATTGTAAGGTGGTGAAGTAACTATCAAGTCCACAGAGTTGTCTTCCAAAGATTTCAAGAACTCCAAGGAATCCATAACCACGATATTATCTATAAGCATAAGCACATAATCATTAAATCCATATTAGAGAACGGAATAAAATGCCTATTATTGTAAGCGTTCCAATTTTCCGTTGCCCTACTTTTAATCTTGTACAGAAGAACCATACCATTTCCGTAGAATTTCTCCACACGATATAGCTCTCCTGTATAGACAGATTGTATTACTGAACCCTCACTAAACTCAATGGGATTCTTCGCCTCGGAAATTCCTAATATGTTGTTTAACTTCATCTTTCGTTATCTTAATAACAGTTTCTCCGAAATATGGAGCACCAAGCAATTCCCATTTCCCATTAGACTTCACCAAGTAGGCAACTTCCAACTTTTTAAAGTCCATGATTTCAAGAATCTGCTCCCATTCAAGCAATGAAACGTCAGAAAGGACATTCTTCTCCATCTTTGCCATTACCACCTAAGATTAAAGCGGATAAAACCAATACTGATATTACTCCGCAAATTATTAATATCCATACCATAATCCTACATATTAGCAACACCCCTTCTTGTCAATTCTCTACTTAACATAGCGAGCACATTGCTAAATGACTCCAGCTTATTGGCAAGCAAATCTCGGTACATTTCCGCTTCTGTCAAATTCTTATAGAGTTTCTCTACTTTAGGATTTGACTTAGCACTTGCCTTGCGCTCAGTGACTGTGGATGCCGTAGATGATAGCATCACTTTATCCACCTCTAAATCATACTCCGATTTACATTGAGCAAGAACTGCACAAGCCTCTGCGTGTCTGTCTTCTGTAAACTCACGCCAGGCAGTATAACGTGCAATCATATTGCCAAGCTCATCAGATGCCAAGTCTGCTACTTTTGTAGGCATTGTTGGCAAACCGCCTTTCGGGGCAGCTAATTCCGTAAAAATCGCTCTGAACCTTTCAAGAGGATTTCTAACTATTACTTTATGTGTGGGCATAAAACATAGCTTTTAGTCTATACTTCTATATTGTTTAAGTTGTTTCTGATACTCATCCGTAGATGTGAATCCGCAACACTTATCAAACTCTGGACAAAATCCACGATAGATGCACTCCCTTACCATCTTACTTGCAAGAGCCGGGTCAATCTTTTCAATTTCGTCCTTTACTTGCTGCCATGCATCTCTCGTTTCCTTAGATGCACAACTACAAAGTCGCTTTCTTGAAATATTGATAAGGGCTTGTGCATTACAAGTCATGTCCATATCGTTAAGAGAACCCTGTGGCAGTTCATCCCTTGGAACTGAAAGTTCACGTCTGTCACCACGCTGAGAATGAACAAACTTTTCACAACCCTCATGGTGTCTCACCAAATGGACAGTTACCCACTGCTTGATGTCTTCCCATGAAAAATCATACTCCAAAAGACGAATAGGAGAATGCTCTGATAGTAGCATTTTCTTCTTGAACCTATCAGAAGGCTCTTTGTGCAAAGGCTTCTTACCAACAGTTCTTCTTGCAGCGTTAAGAACTCTCTCCCAACTTGTCGCTTGAACAATTCTAACTATCCTGCTCATACTCCTTAGTTTTTAAGATACCAATATTAAGAACTACACCAATCCAATCTTGAACAAGGGCGGAATATACCACATTCTCCACTTCTTTGGAGAAGTTATTTTTTGAACAATAATCCTTGGCAAATTCTACTGCCTCTGCACGTTTCACAAAGTTATCTGGATTTAATGTAGTTCCTAACTTTGCAAAATGTTTTGCTTTGTCCAAATCCTCACGTCCGTTTTTATTCTTGAAACGAGACACATACTTGACGATACTTCCTTGAATGAAGTTCATCTTTGTATCTGTGGCAAAAGCCACCGGCTGATAGGCTAAACCCTTATAATGGTTTCCACCTACTTGTTGGTCTAAACTACTCATATTTATTCTGATTTAAAACACAATGTTGCAAAAGGACATACGATAGCTGCATCACAGAACTTGTCTGAGCAACTACGTCTTGGAAGAGTCTTTTCCTTTACATGGGAGATAATCTTATTCATCTTCTTATCAGCAAGCTCCAACTGCTCCTCATTGATTGGCATTAAGAAGTCTCTGATTTCAGATGTGTCCTTATTGATATAAAGATAAAGAACTTTTTTGATTCCTAGTTCTCTTGCATACAATGATGCCTGGAACTCATGTTTCTTAAAGGGCTTGAAAATAGCCTTGGAGAAATTCCAGTTATTCATAGTCTTGATTTCAAGAACAACTTCCTCACCAAAAACTTCCTTCTTGAATACTCCATCGGCTTTACCATTAAGATACTTTTCTTTGTTTACAACTGGAACTTCGGCAGCTTTAAGATACCCTAATCGGTATAGGATATTCTGCATGTATATATGATACCATGTACCTACATCAAATACTCGCTGCAATGCTCCGCCTATTGCCCTCTTTATTTCATCAGAAGGCTTAGTATTAAGCAAATCAAAAGCCATTTGTCTTGGACAACCATCCAATAACTGAGATGGATGGAAAACTCCTTTTGCTCTTTTGTCTGGAGCCATGACCAATGAGTATAAAGTATTGAACTCTGAGAAAAAGTTGTCTCTATTGAAATCACCTTTCTCCAACTCTGACAACATAGCTTTAAGTTGTCGTTTTATACCTATAACAGAAAAGGCTCCCACAGCGGTTATTCCACCTGCGCAAGCCTTGTTAATTTCATCTGAGATACTAAATTTCTTTTCAGTATCATCAGAAGTCCCTTTAAGAATTTTTGTTAAACTAGATGTTCTACGTGCCATTTTACTAAAATTTATTGCCGTTCATGCTGGAGTCGAACCAACCTCTCCACACGCCGTGCAGCGTCCTAACCGATAGACGAATGAACAATAGAGGTCATCCGATTAAAAGCCCACCTCTAAGAGGACTATTGCTTCAACGACTTACCCCCATACAGAGGCCTCTACTCTGGTGTAGTCCGTATGGGAATCGAACCCATGACCTATGGTTTAGGAAACCATTGCTCTGTCCAACTGAGCTAACAGACTAAATGGGAACGGAGCCTCCCACAAAGAACTCCGTTCCTCTCTTTGAAATACTGACATGGTAAGTTTTCAAAAGCACTTCAAAGATAACATTTTATTTTAACTCTACAAAACTATGTAACAGAAACTCTGCAAGCAGTCATTGTAGCTTTCTTTATTGCTTTACCCAATTCAAATGCGAGAGTACTCATATCCTCCAACACAACATAATGCTTAAACATCAATCCGGGGTCATACGAATGATTAATGCACACCTGTATAACATTGAACCCCATGTGTTCCACTTTCTCAACACAATGTTTAACATGGTCCATAGCGGCTTCACCATAATAGTCTCCTGCTGCTGGAGCACCATCTGATAGGATAAACATAAGTACTGGATTCTTAGTTTGCTTTCTTACACGTTTTGCGATTTCCTCGATAGCTACTCCATCACGATTCTCACAACGTGCCTCACAAGAACCCAATGAGAACTTAGGTTTGTAATCTTTCTCACGATAAACGTACATTTCTGTAGAATGATACCTCTTCATATCACCTGAATGACCATAGATAAATAATTCTACTTGTGGGATATTTCCTATGGCCTCATTGATAAGTACTGCGGTATCTCTTGCAGCCTGTATGCGTTTTCCACACATAGAACCACTCTCATCAATAACTACACATACACTAGCCTTGTCCGTTTTTACTTCACCCTCACGAACATACACGGTAGGAACTCCTTGTATAGCCTCAGCTAACTTGTTTGTATCAAGAACACCACTTCTCATTGACCGATGTATCAGCTTATAAGACTTGCAATGTCCTTTCATAATCTTGGCTATTGAAGGAATGTATCGTCTAACTCTTGCAAGAGATTCCATATAAACTGTCTGTTTATCTTGTGCCTTTGAAAAGAATGTATCTTCACCGGTTCCGACTTCAACAGTTCCCTCACACAATTCACCGAGTAAACCATCATCAGCTCTCACGGCAGAAGCCAAATCAGAGTCACCTAAACCGCCACCATCTTCTGATGGTCCGGATGCTGAACTTCCAGCAACTTTCTTGATTGCTTCCTCAGCATCTTCGGCATCTTTGGATAGCCTCTTTTCAGCAGCCTCTCTAACGTCACCATCAGATGCAGACTTACCTTCTGCTTCCAATCGTTCACGTTCATCATGCTCATAGAACTCTTTGATAATATCGTATATTCTATAAGCAGCCTTAACAGTGTCAGCCGTTGTAATAGGATAAGGAACGAGTATCTTCTTTATTTCAACCAAATATGGTGCAAATTCTTCAACCTCAGATTCCTTCAAATACTTAGGGTATCTTACAATATGCAGTAGTAAATTAAAGAGTCTGTCAAACGGAGTAAGTTTTTCTTCTCTCTCCTTTGGAACAACATAGTCCAAGTAGTATTGGTCAAAGTAATAGTACTTGCTTTTCTCCAGGAAGTTGGCAAGTCCGGGCTTCTGTTCACCACAGATTTCTTCAATACGTTCATCTTCTATAACATTGAAGATACTATGAACTACCTTATGACCTATTTTACCACCCTCCTTAAAGTTTGTCCAACACAAATGACAACCCTCATGTATGGCAGTTCCCAAGAAAGTATCAAGTTTTTCACCTACGGAAAGTTCTGGTTCATCAAACATCATTGTGCTTACACATACAACCTTTGAATCCGTATAACTTGCAGTTCCCTTTGAAATCTTAACTCGGAACTTAAAAGGTGGGTCCATTACTGTGATTGTCTCCTTTGCCAAGGAATAAGCACGCTTAATCAAGTCCTCTTGTGTAGGAGCTTCAAGTAAATATGCAGAATAACTCTCACCCTCTTCAAGCGTTTTCTCCCAACCAACACGTCTTGTCTTTCGTATTTTAAGGAAGGTCTCACCATCACGCTCAAACCAATCATCGAGCAAGTCATCCAATAACTTGTCCGTTATCTCTATTGAAGTATCTACCATATCAATAAGTAATTTTGAATAGTTCTTTCTGATAGCCTACAGTAATCAACTGCTTCTTTTTCCATTGCAGAAAACGAAACGGCTTATTAGATATAATAATTTGTCCATTATACCATAACTTACCCACCTTGGGTTTCTCACCTGTTGGAAATTGATTACTGTAAACCATACGCTAAAATTATTTACTCATTATAGATTTGGCAACTATGCCACGTTCTCCTTCTTTACTTGTTCCTTCAAATAATGGTAAGAACACAAGCTCCATAGCTCTTAATGGAGACCAACCATCTGCGATAAGTTCTCCTGCCATAAGAGTTTCACGAGTAGAAAGAGAAGCTGACAACTCTTGTTTCTTATATAGGTTTCTAACGATATTGGCAACACCCACAATCAAGTCTGCACTTGCTTTAGAGATACCACATCGTTTAACCATCACATCTATTTCCTTATCCTTTGGCATATAGTCAAGCTCTAAAGGAAAGAAACGACCGACCAATGCTCTATCCATAGACATTGTACCTGTGTACTCTGCACCTACATTGGCAGTTGCTATGAAAGTACATTCATCGTGTACCTTGATGGCTCGTAAGTCATCACCGCCGGCAATTTCTACTGGCAATGTTCTACGACTATCCAAACAAGGAAACAGAATATTATTTGTAGTTACTGGAGCACGGCTAAGCTCATCGAGCAATACAACACCCGGCTCCGAAATATCCTTTGTAAACTTGGCATAATCAAAAGTGGAAACTCCACCCTCCTGTAAACGATGTACGCCAAGCAAACCTGCAACTGGGTCATACATAGAACCCATATCATAAACATGACAAGGAATACCTAACTTCTCACAAGCCAACATCACAAGTTCCGTTTTACCTGTACCCGTTGGACCTATCATCATAGTGTTTACTTGATTCTGTATATTACGTAATAGCAGATACCAATTATCTTGTTCAACATAGAAACCACCTTTCTTGATAGTTGGAACTGAGAACTCCTTGTTCTTCTTCATCTTGTCAAGAAGTGAATCCTTAGTAGCCTCAAACGGAGAATCCTCGTCTCTGAAATCCTTACCATATTCCTCATCGGCAGCAGCTCCTATAAAAGCTTCGTAAGCACGCTGCATTTCCTCTGACGGACGATGCGATTCCATTTTATATTCACTATCTCTGATACCAAGTGGCCAGATATTACCAGCCGTATAGTAACCTTCTGCAGTAGAAAGTCTGTCAGAACCGAAGATAGTTCCAAGTGGGTACATTGTACGAATAGCTTTGTCAGCCTGTACGTTCCATGTTTGTTTAACCTCTGCACCGTCGAGTGTCTGACCCTTCAATGCACGCAATCTACTACGTCCCTTATCGGACATAGTTTTAAAGAAATAAAACTTACTCATTTTGTGGGATAATTAAAAATCTATTTATTTAACTTTGATTCCAATCTGTACATCATGTCCTCGGCATCTTCCAAGGATAGATGTTTCGCCTTAGTTCTTTTTCGGGTGAACTTCTCATTACTATAATGAGAATATTCAATGATTCTGAAACCACCATGCAAATGTTTCTTCATCACATACCCGTCAATTACTAAATAAGGTTTGTATGAATTTTTATTTTTCATACTACAAATATACGAAAAAGTTATTGTTATTCCAAATACCGATTTTTAGCCGTTTGACTGAGAAATCAAGAACTGCAAGTCCTCATAGGTAAGAACTGCAAGAGTATCTTTGCTCTTTTCAAAGTCAACAATAAAGATTGGTATCTTATTTGTGGCGCATTTTTTCCTAAGTATTCTCCAGTCAGATAATTTGAGTGAGTAACTCTCCTTAGAAGTTGTTTTTGCCTCAATTTCACAGAAGTCAGTAACGACATCATTCTGACCAAATGTGGCACCCGAATTAATTGTGGTGTGCCCATTAAGTTGTTTGGCAAGACGAGATTCCTGTTTTCCAGAACGCTCTCGTGTAGTCTTACCATCGAACATCTTACTCATGTAACCAAATTTTCTTTTCATACGAATTGATAAAAATTAGTTTCCTTGAATAACTTAAAATACTCCTCACAAGGCATTGATAGGTATTTCTTGTACTCTGTACGAAATACTTTCATTTCCTTCTGACTTGTATCATTTGAATTTTCAAATCTACTTCTTAAATAACTCCAGGCAGAATCTAAAGCGTCTTTTAATGACTTAAACTTAAAGTCTCTACCTTTCATTATATGGCAGGCAGTTCCCCAGTTGTAACAAGATACATCAGTAGTTACTGCCCACATTCCATTAATACAAGCAACATTGATTTCTATGTTACGACCATCATAAGACAATAAGCTGTACCCGTTCATCAATACCCTATGCTCATTGAAGTAAAGTATTGCCGGCTTAGTAGTTTCTATAAGACTAAGTAACGTCAAATCCATAATATTAAAGTTAAAGAACCCAACAACACATTCTGCATCATTGGGTTCAATTTAATTGTTACTTCTTGCGCTTACGACAACGATGAGTCTTCTTTGTCTCCTCAGCAGGAGTTTCAGATGGCTTCTCCTCTTGATTTTCAGAAGGAGTCTCATCTGGTTTTACTTCCTCAGTAGGAGTTTCTGTTGGAACTTCCTCAGAAGTCTCATTTTTTGTTTCGTCTTTAGGAGTGTCCTCGGAATTGATTGCCTCCGATGTAGGCTTCAATGAGAACTTTCCATTGCTAGTAACAAGAGTAAGGTCTGCTTTACGCATCAACTTATCAGCAAGTTTTCCAGAAACTCGCCAAAGGTTTTCCAAACGCAAATTTCCAGTAGGAATATTCACGTATGGCTTACTCATTTTCATAATGAGGATAATCTGTTTCAAATCAGCCTCACTTACTTCGATTTTCTTTGCCATTTTCAATCATATCTATTAAGTGATTACTAAATTTCTCAACTGCATCATTCTTGATTAGTTCAATGCCAATTACTACAAAGACTATGCCTACAACCATTTTCCAATTATGGAATCTAATAGAAAATGGTTGAAAGGTAACTTCCGTATGGAGTAAAAAGAGAATAGCTAACAGTAAGATAAGCAGTGTTCCTATATTACTCATCATCGTCTTCATCCTCAGTTCCCTCCATTTCGTCATAGACATCGTTTTCAAGGTCCTTTACTCTCTTACTTTCAATGAGCTGCTCCACGAAATTATCCATGCCACTAACTCGAACATCATCATAAGAGTACCAAGCACCCTTTCTGTCAACGAGACCAAACTTCATGCCCAAGTCAACAATCTGACCTACAACATCAGTATGGTATGCCTTTACATTTCCATAATCGACAAATGAATAGAAGAAATTGGAAGAACGTCCATTCTTACCGCATTTGTTTTTCTTACACTCGATTGCCACGTTTCTTCCAACGGCAATATCACCTTCATCGGTCTTACCATTGATTTGTTTAAGTGGCTTAAACTTTACAGAAACTGACTTAGTTCGCTTCAACTGCTCACCATTACGGATAATCTCCGGGTCTCCATAAGCGATTCCTGTTTTCTGATAAGCAGAATTGATAACAATAAGAGTTGACTCCTTTGTAGGATTTCCATTCATTGCGGCCTGGAACTTACGACACGCCTTATTCCAAAAGCGTGCTCCAGATGCCATTTGTTGGTCTTCCATAGATTTGTCAATCTCATCATCAGTACCAACCGCTGAAAGACTATCAAAAACCACAAGACTAATACTCTCATCTGACAACAGAGCCTGCACAATATCCACGCATTGAGTTAAGAAAGTAGGTCTGATAAGAATTAGTCCTTCATTATCAATTCCGAATTTTTCTCCCCAATCCGGTGTATATGTGGCCTCAATATCAACGAGTGCAACACGCCTTGCAATAGGGTCTTTCTTAGGTTTGTAGCCTCTACGCAACTCATAGTCTTCAAGTTCACGCAAGTCTCCATCACCCGTGTATGTGAAACTCTTGAAAGCACCTTGCTCATGGTTAGCCCAATCATAATGTTGGAACTGAGCTATTGCATCATAAGCCGTGTAGCTTTTCAAGGAACCATTCTCACCATAATGCTCTATAACACGTCCGATTGGAAAGCCTCCATCAGTAACATAGTTATAGGCTGGAATTGAACTCTTTATCTTCCGGCAATTCGGAAGGCTCGATGCCGTATGAATGACACCTTCACCCATCGTAGAATTGAACTTAGCAAGCATGGAGTTCAAAGACGAAAGTTCTTTCTTAGCCATTACTTTTAATTCTTAAAAATTTAACCCACGCAAAATGCTTTCTGCGTTTCAAATACTTAAAATCACATTGATACTTGTAGGCTTCTTCCTCAAAGGAAACATCGTGATAGGCATCCTTTTGTTTCCTGTGGAATACTCTAACAATAAGATATTCTATACCATACCACAAATAGAAAAACACATAAAGCATTTCTTTCATTTGTGCGTCATGTATCTTTTCGTGATTAATCTCGTGAGGTCTTACCACTGATGCAGTATTCCTCACAAAGAATAACCCGAAAAAATTGAATATCTTGTAACCTCTTGGTGGAAAGTGCTTACAATAGATTATCTTCGTCATAACATAGAGCTTATAAGTGAATAGTCAAATCTATCAAAATAAGATATGCAAGAATCATCTTTCATTTCTCCCCACTTAGCGATTATCTTACCATCAGCTTCCAAAGGAACGCACAACTTTGTTGTATTCTCCATGCAGTCAATCATTATCTGTTCAACTTCCTTTGCTTGGTCAATACGAACCTCAATCAAGTTTTCATCATGTACCTGTAACAAGAAATGTGCATCAAGTCCTCGACGCTTTATCTCTTTAACAGTTGCAATGGTGGCCAACTTCATTATATCAGCACCTGTTCCTTGGATAATAGTGTTTACCGCCCTACGCATATCCTTTGCAAATTCACCGAAACGGAAGTCTTTATCATACCTTGTCTTAGTAGCCATAGGTAACTGACGAATACGACCAAACAAGTTCTTTACATAACCATGTTTCTTGGCGAAATTCTCAGTAGCAACTTTCCACTTGGCAAAACCATAGTAAGTTTCATGGTAGTCCTCAACTATCTGATGTGCCTCTGTAATAGTTACACCAAATTGAGCTGCAAAACTCTCATCTGAAAGACCATACAAAACACCAAAGTTAGCAACTTTTGCTTTTTTACGAGTGATACCGAGCATCTTAGCAACCTCACCATGTGGGTCACGCCCATGTGTAAAGATGTCCATAAACACTGGGTCTTTACTCATGTGAGCCATCACACGTAACTCCAGCTGAGAGTAGTCATAATTGACAAACAAATATCCTGGTCTCGGAATAAATGCGTCTCTAACTGGGAAGTCATGGTTGTTAGGCATATTCTGCAAGTTAGGGTCTGAACTACTGAAACGTCCTGTCTTTGTACCACAAGAGTTTAAGTCACCTCTGAGCACGTTATCATCGTCCACCAAAATTGGAATTGGTTTAAGATAACCCGACTCCAACTTTTGCAACTCTGAATATTTGACGAGCAACTTACCAATCTCATATCCCATGTTGGCCCACTCAACGGCAGCCTTTGAATCTGTACTTGGTGCTCCTGTTCGTGTCTTACCAATAATAGGCAATTTCAGACGTTCAAAGAATACCTGTTGCTTTTGCTTAGGAGAATTAAGATTGAACACACAACCTGCTTCATCAAAGATATTCTCTCTGACTTTGATAAGCTGCTTCTCACACTTTTCATGTAACTCCTGTAACAATGGAACATCAATAAGTACTCCGCGAATTTTTGCATCTGCAAGTATAGGAATAAGTGGAAGTTCAATCTTACGCATGATTTTCCAAGCGTCTTCATCAAGCATACCTTTGTATTTATGATATACTTGTGTCTCCCAATATGTATCTTCACCTGCATATCCGGCAAGTAATGGCAGCAATTCATTTCCCTCTTTAGCCCAATCAATCTTAGGCCACTTTTTACCACAAATCTCATCGAAAGTTTTCTTGGAATAACCAAAGTCTTCCTTAACTCTCTTTTCAAGTTGCTTCATTAAGTTAGGGTTATAAAGATGCACCATAACCAACGTATCTGCCTCCAAGGTAATTACTTCTCTTGATATACCATTCATAACGCTAATCATGTAATCATACTTTGCATTATGGGCTATCAGTCGAAGTCTCTTGAAGTGTTTATTGCAAATCCGTGCAAGAGTACCCATAGGTATTCCATTATCAAAGAAGTAATCTACTGGTGCAAAGCAAGGAGAAACTCCCCTCTGATGTAAGGAAAGTCCTAAAGGTATTGCATCATAATTAAGACCCGTAGTTTCCCAGTCAAAAGTAAGAATGGAATTGTCTTCAAGTTGTTCAAGCCAACGTTCCAATTCATCTGCATTTTCAACAAGTTCAACGTGTCCTTTATATACTTCTATTTTTTGCATAGTAACTAAATGAAAGTAGAGGAGCCATTATCCTATGACCCCTCTACACGATATACTAACTACTAATCTTCACTTGTATAACCTCTTTCGTCAATCTCATCCTCAGTAGGTGGTTGACAAAGTTCCTCGGCAGATGGTGTCTGTTCCTCCCAGTCTTTAGGTTTCATTCGGCGGTCATGCTCGTCAAATGCCTGCTCGAAGTTATAGGAAGAATCCTTACCACTTCCAGAGCGAGTAACCTCAAAGACCATTTCGGTCAAGTCCTTACCCTTCTTATCAACAATCTGTTTCAACTGCTGAGCGATAACGGAACCGACTTTCCAAATCTTTTCGATTGGTTCATCGTTCTTGAACTTTTTCTTGTCCTTGTCCCAATTACCACGATAGTCGATAATCTTGAAAGCAGCACGCCATGTCTGCTTTACACCATCCGAGCAGAGCACGCAATGGCGACCCGTGTTCAACTGACAAGGTACGATGGTCCAATTACCATTCTTGTCTTTTACTTGGTGCGCATCAAAGCAATAAGGTTCGTCCTGTAAGAACTGAATGATAGCCGATTCATCTGGTTTCAACCAAAAGTCGCGTACCTTATTCTCCATTTCAGCCTTACGCTCAGCAATGTCTGCCTGACGTTTTGCAACTGCACCCCAACCCTGGGATTTACGTTCTCTGCGAGAAGAACGAGTATCCTCGTCTTCCTCATGTCTGCGTCTTCTTGAAGGACGCTCTTCACTTGTTCTTGGCATAATCCAAAAAAATTTAATGTTTAATAATGTTTACTGACGCCATTGTATTGGCAAATGGGAACACTCGTCCCTTAAATTTTACACTACAAATATACTAATAAAATATGAAAACTCCAATTCACTCAATGGGTCTTCGTTTGAGTTCACGGATTACCTCGTCACGCATTTCAAGGTAGTTGTCCCAACCCATACTCATTTCCATAGAGTACACTATGTAGTCTGTACTTTGGGCAAACGCATTATCCCATTCTTTTTTGGATTTACATTCGCCGGGGTCTTTTGTTGTGTACGGAACAAGCAGCACCTCACATTGATTTTTAAGCAAGTAATAGCATATCTCTGTACCACGTCTCCCTGCTTCATCATTATCAAGTGCCAAATATACTTTCTTAAACTTGGATAACATCTGCACTTGTTCGTTGCTCATATCAGAACCCATCAAAGCGCAAACATTATATCCATGTTGGTATATTCTCCATACATCAGACTGACCTTCAACTAAAACTATATAGTCTTTGGAGTAGTCCAAATTATATAAGTACGATTTCTTTTCAAATCCCTTGGAGTTTTTTACTCTACGAGTAGGTTCATACCACCTTTGCTGATAACCAACCAAATCTCCAAATGAATTGAAGTCTTTATAATATGGAATTAATATTGCACCATCATCTGTCATGCCTACACGAAAATGCTTCAAACACTCTCTCGTATAACCTCTATCAAGAAACTCCTTTGGAGGTTTATTAAAATTCCACATTAAGTCAAGGTCAAACTCTTTCTTATCCGGTGCATAGTCAGTAAGTCTGACCATAGTAGCAGCCTCGAAATAGTTTACCTTAAACATTGTGGTCAGAAGTCTCAACAGATTTCCATGACACTTGCAGCTAAAACAATGATAAGCATTTATGTCTGGAGAAATGAAGAAAGACATCTGACCACTGCCATCTGGGTGGTTATCCCTAAAAGGACACTCCATGCGAATTTGACCATTACTCATTATCTGAGGAGAGTAGTCTGACAATATTGACATCAATCCTACTCCACGAGGTTTTTTCTTTGGCATATCTAAATAGGGATAACTGATTTGTTACTCCTCGTTTGCCGGCAACTTATGTCCGTTCTTACTGAGTGTGTCGATTGTGTTCTGGATAGAAGTTGCTACCTGTGATACACTACCGCCGTTCTTAACTGTAACGTCAAAACCCATCTCGAAATCTGTGTCCGTATCTGATACGGTACCACATACATGAACATTGTACTTTTCCATTTTGCTTATTGTTTTTTATTATACGATTTGCGGAGCTTATTACTTAACTCCTGTACTTCTTCTGTGTTGTCTTTAATGTCTTTTCGTGCGTTTTCCACGACAGACTTAATATTGCCCATAGAGCTGTTCAAGTTTTTAAGTGAACGCTCCAATGCCGGCAATGCTTGGTTGAACTTTAACAATGCTTCTCGCAACTTTATTGCGAAACGTGTATTCTGCACGATGCTATTGTAAAGTCTAAGTGTGGCGAATGTCTGAATGGCAAATAGCACGATGAAAAGTCTGACATAAAATGTCCATTCAGATACAAGTCCACTAAATGTTACAAAGGGTTGAATCAAAAACCATGCAACCCCAAGTACTGCTGCTACCAATGCAGTCCAAATTACATAATTAATAAATTTACTAAACATACGTTTGTCTCAATGTTATTGTTCTTACAATCACGAATTACCTCGTAAATATTACGACCTTTCTTGTCTGTACGCAATTTCTGTTTAAACTTCTCGATTACCTCTTGTGGTTTACGATAGTTACCATCATCTGTAAGTACTGCATACGCCATAGCAGTCGGCTCCAACATAGATAATGTCTTTTCAAAGATAGTATGTCCTATGTAGAACTTAACTCCTTCATAGTAATACTCCCAAGATGCAATGAACGTAATAGTTGCATTCCAGTTGGTTATATACATTCCGTTCTGAATTGGAGTTATCCTATCATGTGTCGGAACAATTATTTCTGTTTCCTCGATGGAAAATAATCTTTCATCTACCATAGCAATGAGTCTATTGCAAGTGTTTGTAACAATGTCGTATTTCTCTTTAACAGATTTTTCTGTGTCTTTACCAACCAATCACCTATTGCCGTAGCAAAGTAATAATGCTTTGACAATATGAAAGGATAGGCATAATACAGAGCGTCTTCAACAGAATAATATGTCTCATCAAGTAACCTGCATCCAGTAGATGCCTCACTAACAGTACAAAATTCCGGGTGCCATACATCTGCGTGTACTATAAATGAAAACCTGTTCCATACAGTGAAATACCCATAAACGAATACATCACGAACACCCTTCTTTGTCATTACACTACCGATTCCATTAACCTCGATGAAGTTAGAAATCGTCTTTTCGTTCTGGCTCTGGTTCATCTGCTGGCAAAGTTACTGACTGCAACATATTAGTAAGGTCATTCTGAAAAATAAGTTGTGTTCCACTTACGACACGTCTTCCCTTGGCTACCTCCAAACCTACTAAATCATGGAACTTCATGTCTGCATCTTGAAACATTCTGAGGGCAATATCTGAGTCCTGTGTATATGAACTTGAATATGCAAAATCCTCTTGTGCATCAAGAGCAAACTTACTTGCTCCTTTGGAAGAACCTCGTTTCAACTGTGTTGTATTTACAATAGGAACATTCGTGTTCTTTGCTATTCGCTTTAGATTTCGAGTAACATACACAATCTTCTCCCATCCTTCATCACGTTGTGGCTCCATAAGGTATGAACCATCTATGAACACAACGGATGGCTGATAAAGACCAATTTGAGTAGTAAGCTCATCAATCGTCTGGCAGCTATACAAAATACGAATCTTTGATTTCTCAGATTTCAACTTTTCGAGACCTTTGTAGTATCTCCTTTTCTCTCGTTCAGTAAGAGTTCCTTCAAGAAAGGACTTATAAGGTAACTTGAAACGTATGCAGTCCAGGCGTTCCTTTATTTCGTCCTCTCCCATTTCATTGGTGATAAACAATATGTCTCCGCAAGTTTCTTCTGTGACTTCCTCTTTTTCAAGAATAGCCTTTTCAAGCATACTTACTAAGTAGCACATAAGCCAAGTTTTACCTTGACCTCCTTTACCACCAATGGTAATCAAGTCATTCTTACGATAACCAAAGAAAGTCTTATCCAAGTCGGAACAACCCATGCTCAGATAAGTTACACCACATGATTTCATTCTCTCCTCATAATCACGAATACGTAATTCTACGTCCTCAGAATAAAGAGTGTCCTTACTTTCAACGGCATCCACTGCAAGAGAACCGATTATACTCTGTAACTCATGCAGCTTTTCCCTTGGGTCTTCTTTCACACCACGGATAATTCTTGGAACATTGTCCGACAGAACGGCAAATATATACCTCTCTTTGATTTGGTTAAGGTAGTAGGTAGGTCTTGCATCAACACCATCCCTGTCTAACTTGAACTTCTCACAAAAAGCACGTACACCAATTATCTCTCCGTGTTCACGATAGTAATCCATTATGAACTTATACTGACGAATCTCAGCACCATCCAACCATTTTCGTTGAATAACAGAAAGAACCTTGTTGTCTTTACGTTTAAGACAAGCTACAAGTAATTCTTCTCCAAGTGTCATAACAGTTTCTTCTTGTTTCTTTTTAGGATTGTTTTCCGAAAATCAGCACCCCTAACGCATATAGGAACTACTGCCTCATTAAGCAGTGATGCAACATCTTCGGAAAACACCTCGTTTACATACTTAGGGTCTGTGTTAGATGTTATCCATATAGGTTTATTCATCTGAACACGGAATCTTATAACGGATTCCATAACCCTTTTAACTAAATCGGGCAAATAGACTGGGTTACCATCCTTGTCCACGTTTTTACCAAACTCGTCAATTCCCAAGAAGTCTATATTCCTAAGAATATTGTTCAGTTCATGTCTGTCCTCATCAGAATACCATGATGATGTGAACTTGTCAACAATCTCATCCATAGAAAACAAACGAACCTTATACCCTTTTGAAATCAACTCCATAAATGAGCAACCCATTAAGTGTGTCTTACCTGTTCCGTTAGACCCCCAAAGATAAAGACCAAGACCATCCCGATACATTGAACGAGATTTTCTTATGTATTTCTTTACCTTCTCTAATGCGTCCTCATCGTTGGTAAAATCGTCAAGAGTTTTGCCGTGTAACCCAGACTTTATACCACATAACAAATAATAGTCTCTTGTCTTAGTGTCCACCATAACTAAAATTCAGAATCCTCACTTACGCTACTTGTCATTTCACGCATATAGTCCTTTGAACCCTCATCTGGTTTAGTGAGGGCCTTAAAGACATCATCTTTCATGCAAGCTACGTTTGTGAGTGTTGGAACTCCCCTCTTTCTATACTTGTCATATTCAAGAGTGGCTTCTACTATAAGAGAGAAAACAGTGAACTTATCATACGCTTTAAGCATATTGTTTGTCTGAAAATGTTCAGCCTTTCCACGTATGATATAAATCTCACCTCCAGTATAAATCTCATACAGATAACCATGAAGGTCTGTGAAATTTATAGGTGTAAGATTCTCGACACCTCTATCAATGAGTTTGTCTATCTGTTCACGTATATATCGTGCCCGAGATTTATCCTTAGCCGATTTAGACTTACCATATCTCTTGATTGCGTCATCCAATTTCTTGATGGCATTATCATATAGAGAATTTTCAGCCTCAAACGGAAAGAACTTCTTACCACGATATTCTCCCAAATAGATATTGTCTTCTTCATCAAACCAAATAAGACCTTCATCAGTCAAGTCATTAAGTGCTTTAAGAACTTCACTTTTCCTATCATCCGCATCATCCCAATCCGGATAATAATCATAAAGGTCTCCTTCAACTCCATCGAATATACCATACTTGGTTTCTTCCTTCTCTACAATGTGAGGAACAACCTTGGATAGCATAGCCAAATAAAGAAGATACTTAAAAGGAACAAGCCCTGTTATAGGCATATCCTTTCTTAATCTCAGAAGAACGTTCATTATTTGTCCTCCGTCAATTCCTTCAACTGAACTTCAAGCTCCTTGGTAACAATCTCATCACCGATTTCAAGAGTCTCGTTGATAACTGCAATCTCATCCTTAGTCGGACAGATAGGTAATGTAACACCCACAGTTACCTTTGCACTCTCGTAGTTACCGAGGTTCTTAGTAACAGACTTTTCATAATAAACACTATTGTTGCCCTCCCTCATGGAAGCCACAACTGAATCCGATTTCTTAGAAGTTACTTTTGATGGCATAACAATTTATCCCTTTCTTCTTTGAATACTAAATTAATCTTGGCAATCAATTCCGCATCCGGCTTCTTGTAACTTGGCAATTCAGCCACAAGCGGAACCAACTTTTTTGCCAACGAAACTGGGTAATATCTATTATTACCTTTCTTAATAGGTGCGAGTGGAAACACATCCGTTCGCTCGTAACGTAAGAGAGAGGACTTTGATTTACCTACAATCTTACCGAGACCCGAAAGTGTAACCACTCTTACCAAACCAACGCCCTTTATGTTTAAGGTACGTTCCGTATGAGTATTACTCTGGGGCATCTGGCATCCTATCTTTAAGTTCGACAGAGAACGCATACGACTTAGTTAACTCGTAAATCTTCTTGATGTTTTCCTCGTCGATTTTTCCCTCACCAATAAGACGCTCCAAGACATCTTCACGAATTGTAGGAACATTCTCAATACACTCTGAACACCCACACTCAGTAAGCACGTCAAATGCTTCTGGCAAAAGAACCTTACTTACTCTGAGTGTCTTTTTAAGATGCACGTCAACATCTGCATGACTAACAACTGCAAGAATGCTTCCGCTTGCAAGTTCCTTACCATTAGCTGCAAGATATTCTTCAAGAGGTTTACGTAACTCCTTGCATTGTTTGTCAAGCTCCTTGGTGGCATCTTTCTTGTTCACGTAGTCAATGCCCTTCAAAGCAATCTGCTCATTGGACAATTCACTGAAATCAGCTTTTTTTCTTCTTCGTGCCATAGACTAATCGTTAAGAGAATCCTTGAACTCCTTGTCAGCCTTAAACGCAACAACATTGGTTGCCGGAATATCCACCTTCTCACCAGTAGCAGGATTAATGCCCTTACGTGCAGAACGCTCCTTCTTGAAGAACTTACCAATACCCTTGATAACTACTTCCTCATTAGCACCTACTGTTGACTGAAGAATATGGGACATTTCTTTAACACAAGTCTTAGTTTGTTCCTGTGTAAGACCGCTTACACTTGCAAGGTGCTTAATAAAATCTGAATGTTTCATAATTGTTATTTTAATAGTGATACAAAAAGAGAGCCGAAGAAACTCCTCCGACTCTCATAGACTTACTTAGACAATCGGACTTACTCAGCAAGTCTCTTTATCTTAGTGTGAACCTCTGGGTCAATCACGTCCTCGGTATCATCGTCATAAGCGATAGTTACCTTACCCTTCTTGATTGACTTGACTTCACCATCGAACCAATCCTGGTTGTCATCATCCCACCATACTGAAACACGGTCACCTACTTCGAGGTCATCCACGTCAACGAGGTCTTCATCCTCCTTTTTCTTACCACGCTTAGGAGACTTCTTGGCAGGCTTCTTCTCTACCTTACCATTAAGAACATCGGCAATGTCCTTTGCAGTCTCATCGAGGTCAGCATCGGCATCCTCCTCGAAGTGGTCAACGAGTTCAGTTACCTTGTCCTCATCAACATCCTCGTCGCAGAGAGCCACGATAGCAGCGATAGTCTTCTTCTTGTTCTTCTTACCTGCATCGAAGTCTTCGAGCAAGTCAGCTACCTTGTCAGTGAGGTCGTCATCGTTGTCACCATCGCCGGCACCCTCATCATCGTCCTTCTTCTCAGACTTTGACTTCTTGGAAGGCTTCTTGTCAGCAGGTTCCTCCTCTGGCTCTTCCTCACCACCATCACCATTCTCTTGTGCGTCAAGAATGAGCTTACGGAGCTTCTTGTTGGTGTTCTTGCCCTCAGTATCGTTAGGGTCAATACCGAACTCGTCCTTGCAGATACGCATGAGTTCCTTAGTGTCGGTGTCCATCAACTCATCCTCAGTGTAAACCTTAGATGTTGTTGTGTCATCACCCTTGTCCTCCTTCTTAGAGGCTGGTGCAGCAGTTGTAGGAGTGTGGTGTGCTGGAGCGTCATCATCGTCCTTTGCAAACTCACCCAAACCAATAACTGGGAGAAATACTTTACCATCGTGCTGAATAGCTTCAACTTCAACACCTGCTGCGAACTGCGCTACGATTGTAGCAACTGGCTTCATCTTACCGATTGTCATAATTATAAAAATTTAAATTGTTAATGTATTGCCCACGCATATTATATAATAGATGTGCGAGCGGTTTATTTTAAAATTGTACTACAAATATACGAAAACTATATGTAACCTCCAAATCACGCTGATAATCAGCCAGTTACAATAGTATTTTCTGTAACTACTACATGGTCACACCCATACATTGTGTATAGGTCAGTACCTGGAGTTATTGGGAAAACCTCAAAGTTACCATTAGTAGGTTTATAGTCTTCGATGCGTTGCATCACAGTCTCATAGTCTGTTACTTTTACTACTTCACCTTTAGGTAACTTGAATAGTTCCTCATATTTCTCTTTCGGAGAATTTTCGTTCAATATAAGTTTCTGTTTCATTTGTCCATTCCATAATTTTTAAACTTCTTCCATCCGGTGTAAGCAAGAACTGCCCAAAATTTTCGTTGGTGAAGATAGTCTGCGTTTGTGGAACGACTGACTGCCTCACGTTCAAAGCAAGTGTTCTCTCTAACCTTGTGGAAAGTTATGTGTTCCGTACCATTACGTTTTAGGTTAATCCATGTACGTAACATTTCAAGTCCATACAATAAAGTAGGAATGAAAGGAACACCACAAAGATACGGCAAAGGATTGAAACCTCCAAAAAGTTCCATAACCATTAGCGAAATCAAGATAGGCAAGCTGATGGTAACATGAATATCCCATTGCTGCCTTACATGTATGCGCTCGTGATTAAGAGTAGGTATAGGGTCTTTCACATTGAGATTCTTTCGTACAAAGAAGAACGGATAAAAAGCCCATGCTGCATACCATAACTTTGGAACCGCTATTGGAAAACCATTTCTAGTACATCCCATAAAGATATTATAGAATGATGATAACTTAGCTTCCCACTTATAAGGATATTCAAGTCCGATGTTATCAACATAGAACTGCTCCTTTTCGCCTGTACGTAAACGACCTTTTTTAGAACGTGTAATTAGGTGTCTGCGTATTCTTCGTTCCTCACTTGTCATCGTCAGTGTCCTCCTCAATTAAGTTTTCAATCCGTGAGATTGTCTCATAATGGGCAAACATAGACATGGTTGCTACGAAAGACAAAGCAAAAAACCAAAGGTAGGCTGGACTACCAAAGGTCTTTGCAAGAAGAAAGGGAAGTCCCCATAGAGCTATAAACATAAATAGTTTAGAAAGCTCACGTACAATATAAATAAATATCATGTGCGTTAATTTTTAATTTCAATACAAATATACTAAAATAGTTATTTTTATCCAAATCACCCGATTTTAAAGAACTGTCCCGATAGTTTGCAGATTACGTTCACCCTTGAAGTCAGCGTTAATCTTCAAGAACTTCTTTGCGTTATTATAAACTGCATAAGTCATAGGACAAGCGTCCAACAAATAAAGAGCAACTGGAAATTTCTTATCCTTGCATAGGCGAGAAATACGACCAATAGCCTGTTCTGTATCTTTCATTGGCAAATGGATAATCAGAGTGTCCAATCGGTCAATATCAAGTCCCTCCTTGGCAAGTTGAGTAACTCCAAAAATAAGTGGGCAAGCATTTTGCAAGTACTCCTCATCCTCATCTGAACGTTCATTAGTTTCTGAAACAATAAGCATGGGCTTATACTTTGCAAAATACTTGTGCAGTGCCTTTAACGTGGCTTTGCGCTTTGAGAGGAAAAGCACATTTCTACCTGCATCAAGACATTCCTGTATCACTTTGATAGCAGTCTTTCTTCGACCCGAATGTGAATCCAGATACGACTCAACGACTGAATAAGACATTTCTGAGGCTTTGGAAAGGCAAGAAACAATCTCGTGATAAGCAGTCTTTGTCATTGAACCCGACTTATATTTATTTTCAAGAGAATCCCTAAGTTCCTTTGTAGAATTGAACTCAATAGCAGCTTTTGTCTCGTGATATGGATAATTAATTGAATCCAGGAACTCAAGCAACTTTTCATACTTCTTATTCTTGGAAACAACACCATTGACTTCCACACCGGTTCTAACCGCATAAACAAGTGGTTTAGGAAACCTATTAGTCATCTTAATGAGAGTTCCGAAATGATATTTCAATATTCTATGAACACCATCAGTACGTCTGAAAGTAGCTGTAAGAGCAGTACGATATTTAGCCGGAATTTCTTCAAGTATAGGAAGATAGGTTTCGGCACCCACTCTATGAGCTTCATCCAACATGACATGGCCTACATTATCAATCAGTTCCTTTGGTAAGTGGCGACAAGAGAACAAATCCATAACAACAATGGTAAAATCCTTGTCTGTTGGCATTTCCGTATCAGAAGATTTAAGGATAACACTGCTTGCATCAGTAAACTCCTCGATACGTTGCTTCCATTGCTTAGCCAAATAGTAAGTAGGAACAAGAACCATTGTCTGAACACCATGCTGATAGGCAAGCCAAATGCCCAAACAAGTTTTACCATGACCACAAGGAGCTTCAATAAGAATACCTGTATTATGTTGGATAATATTCCAGTTATCACCCTCATGCACAAATTCTTCTTGATAGTCTCGTAACTTAATGTTGCAAGTAGAAGTAAGTTCTCTACCACAAACCATCTTATCACTTGAACCACAAGAAGAAGTCTCACCGAAATAATATCTCGGAACAATATAATTATCTCCTACTTTCTTTAAGTAACAGATATGAGTGTCTATTTTCTTATAGAACCTTCCTTTACCAAAACGCATCATATTTGCATATTCTGGATTTGGTAAGGTCAAGTCCTCTTGAATCTTTTCAATGTCAGCACCAAGAACTTTCAATTCCGATGCAGTTGCTACAATGTTGCTACCTACTTCCATACGCTCGGCTAATAATGACTAAGAAAATTTAAGACAAGTCTATATTATAATATATTATATAATACTTATTATCTCGAATGTTCTCAGTGCTTGTTTCTAACACATTAATATTTTATCATTCACACATGAATATAATAAAAAATTTTCAGTGTGCAAAACTACCCAATAAGGGCAATTTTTTCATTTATTGTAACCTTATAACACTCCTTGCCATAAGTTTTATACTCAGAAGTTCCTTCGACAACAGGTGAAAACTTAAAACTTTTATCATCTGGTATCATATCTATGAACTTCCAGTAAAATGAAGGGTCTAAAGAAAAGACACTTCCAACTTTGAGGTCAAGAACCTCGTCAACTCTACTTTTAAGAGAGTTCTCATCAATTCTTATTGCGCTCATTATCGTATGTCATTTAAATATCCATATTTGTCATCTTCTGATACATGCCAAAATGGAACAGTTTTACATAGATACACTCCATAGAAGTGCAATTTAATTCCTGTCTTAGGAACACCAACAAACATTATTTTATTCTCATCGATACAACCTCGTATAGTAGGAGTAGCACTCAAATCTTCATAAGGTTGAATGATAAGAGCAGCAGCAACATCCGGGAAGTACACTCCAGGAGGAATTTCATTCTTGTCAGTTCCAACCTTAAAACTTAACTGCATAGACTCCGGATTTGTATAATCGTTCTTTTCAATTACGGCACTTCCTGCTATAAAGCATATTGCTCCGGACATATAGAAAGAATAAGTTAGAACAGACTTTCCAGTAGAGGAATTGTTTGCATACTCCTTAGTGAATTGTCTTATAGAAGAAGGATGCTCCCTTGTGTAAGAACTTCCATCTCCTGCTTCTCCACTCTCAACAGAAAGATAATTCACACCATATTGTCCTTCCATGAACAATCTTTTTTCAAGAGTATATATTCTGCTCCATAGTTTATGGGCAACTTCTCTCCAATCGTCTCCGGAATTTGGAACAAGATTCCATCCAGAATTAGCCACTCCAGAAACTGTAAATGAATCGAATCTACCATACTGCTGGGCAGGTTCTCTTGGGTCTCCTCCCATTGGAACTGTACACTTCTGAAAATAGGCATTTCTTGTCCTACTATCAAGAGCCACATATATGGTAGAAACTCCTACTCCTTTAATCAACGTACACACATACTCATAGTCGTTATTCTTAGCATAATTAAACTCTGAATCTGGTGTATCGGCTCTTGCAAAAATAACTTTTGCCTCACCATATACGTAGTGGTCGGCAGCTTTTTGAGTTGTGCCATCCTCAAATTTCGCTCCGGATATGTCCTTAGTGAAATCATCGTCAGAAGTAACAAGAGTTTTCTTAGCATATAATCTAAGCTCGTACTTAACTGGAGTCTGATTCTCAGAGGCAAAAGTATAGGTTCCAGTAAGGTCTATATCAAACCTAACGCCACTACAAAAAACATAGGAGCCTGTAACTTTAATAGAATTTTTACCACTCCAAGTTACATCCATATCAGAAACAACAATGTTAAAAGCCTGTTGATGCTGATATAGTTCCTTTTTCAGTGCCTCAAACTGTCTATTAAGGTCTGATGTTGTGATAAGGTTTGGTGAACCTCTAAACACAGCCCTATAAATCTTATTAGCCCAAGAAAAGGGCTTATCAAGTATCTTGCTCATACGAAATACTGATTTAATAATTTATGAAAATAAAATTCGTCTCTACTTGTAAACGTAAATGTTACATTTACTTTTGAAAAACCCAAATTACGCTTTATAGAACTTTTTATAAAATTCTGGATAAGCTTGGCTTCTGTAGGATGCTTTCCATCAAAAAATTTACTCTTGATTGTAACTTTTAATAAAGACTCCTTTTTAAATGTAACATTTGAATCTGTAATATAAAATGTGGTTGCATCGTTGTTTTCTATGATATAGCCACTATCACATGAATCCAAAAATAGAACATCAGAATCCATATAAAACTTACTATCATCTACAGTAACTTCACCGAGAGAAAGAAGGCTGCAATATAATTCGATTCCTATCTTACTTCCTCGTGTTCTACAAACAGTATCTACATTAAGAAGATATTGTCTCAGAATCTGTATAGGATAGGTAAGTGGCAAATCAGTAACTCCATATTCTTCAAGTTTCTTGATTAACCATTTCCTATCCATTAGAACGGCAGCATTATCTACACGCAATGAGTCTGCAATAACTTCTGTCTTGAAGTTCTGCAGCGCATCAAGAACATCCATGAATGCCGAAACATTTGGATGCTCCCGAAGTTTATCTGGTATGCTTGTACTAAACAACATTTGTTCTAACAATTATATCTTCTTGTCTAACTTTTCTAAAAATTTCCGTATCTCCAAGAGTTACATCCGGCATTGCAATTTCCTGTGTTCCCAACTTTAAGCGGAAAGTTACACTTTGAACGCCGGCTACTCTTGAACGCATAAGAATATCCATATCAGTCTTTAAGAAAGAACCACCATAATCAGCATCTACAAGCGGATTTGTGACATCTTCCATAAGCTGACGAAGTGAACTCTCAATAGTACTTACGTTATAACCAGCCAATACGATTGCATCCAATATAATCTTAGAAGCCATAGAATTGGCGACTGTAAGCAAGTTCTTATAAGAGTTACTCACATAAGAACCATTATATCCAGCCATGAGATACGGAATAAACTCATCTTTTATTGTCTGTAGTTCAGACGCAGTAGGCTCCAAGTAACCCGATACTGGAATAATCCTATAAGTTACCTCTCTACCAATAACACTAACCTTTGACTTATGCACAAAAGAAAATCCATTAAGAATATCCTGTGCAATTTCCTCGTTTATAGCAGCTCTTTTGGTATTGAAGTAAAGAGGTGTTTTCTCCTTGATGGAAGTGAGAGTCTCAGCATAAACTCCACCACCAGCAGCCGTTACCATTGATGCGGAAATAGCCTCTCTGTCAGAAAGACTATCATTTATCTCAGAAACATCAATAGGAGTGTTTCCATCAGAGCCTTGGCAAGTTCTATACTCTACACGAATTGACTTTCCTATTGATGGTTGAACACCGAATCCGTTACTTCCGAAGAATATTGAGCAAGAGCCGTCCTCCTCTGGTAATACCATATAATGTGTACTATCTGCAGAAGAAAATCCAAAGTTACTTACTCTTGTATAGACAATATTGTCAATGGTAACTACGATGCTATCAATGTCTATGTTTGACTTTCTAATCAGCACATTATAGCCATTGTATGTAACGTCTTCGGCAATATGCTTTCCTTCATGCAAGGTAAGTACCTTTGAAAGTTCAGCAGCCGATTTTTCAAGTGTAAAAGCATCGTCATTCGTAAATTCTATGCCGTTCACATCCACTATTAAGTCACCACGCTCATATCTGATAGACTCTCCAGCTTTGAAAGTGACGCTGAAATTACATTTCGCCGCCTTACAAGTTGTAGGCTGATAACCCATAGAAGAAGCCTTTGAAAACGCATTACTATAAGAGCGCATTTTTCTAAGGATTCCCTCATTGGCAAAAGCATTGATGTACCAAAAGTCCTTTTCTGAGAATAGGGCAAATAGCTCCACCAAAAATTCACCAAAATCAGACTTACTTCTATCCGTCCATTCCGGAAATAGTGAGTCTGCAAGGTCATGGGCTTTTTCTACCATCTGAGACATAGTGGCATTAACCAACAAATCCTCATCTGGAATGATGAGAAGCTCTGAGTATTTCTTCAACTTTTCCAGTGTCGCTGTATCGAGACCTCTGAAATAAGCGAGAAGTTGTTCTTTAGTTGTAGCCATATATTAATATTTTTATAATTCTGGCAGCTAATATACCTAAAAAATCTGAAACTAAATAGTCGAAGGTATCTTTTATCTTATTTGTGGAGTAAAAAGAACCCGATTCTCTACCAAGAGCGAGACCAGTAGCCATTTGCCAAGAGAGCAAAGATACACAAAAACAAATTGAAAAGTGAAGAACTCCTATAGGAACTCTTCTAACAATCCGATTATATACATTGTTGATTACTTGATATATCTTACTCATGCTATACAAATGTTACGTCATGTACTGTGGTCTTGTCATCTTGAACCGAATTATACTCTATCAGCATAGAGTAGTTCTTTCGGTCATTGTCCAAGTATCCAATATCTATGTTATTTACACTAACATTCGGAACATATTTCTGTATGCCCTTTTTAAGTGTTCCAAGGATAATGGTCCTGTTCATTATAAGATATGCAATTGGCCTTTGAATGAGAGTCTGAAAATTAGCACCGAAATCTGATGTGTAAATTCTGAACTTATCAAAGATACAATAGAACCATATATTATCTCTTGATTTCTCAACTCCATCAGTGAGTTGGAACTTCCCATCCTTGATGAGAAATCTGCATGGTAATCCTTTCATAACTATCCAGGTATTGCGTTTATAATTGATGAAAGAGCAACATAAAGCTCAATGAAATTAGTAACTGCTGGTGGTAAAGCCCAATGTATGAGAAGAGCCGTTGTAAGCACTCCTTGAATTGCAGTGTTTATTTCCTGTAGAACAACAAGCAAGGTTTTCTTCTTTTGAGCATTATCAATAGCCGTGTATGCTGGGTTAGGTGTTGATGATGCTGAGCCAACAGTAATAACCGCTGGAACAGCATTTGAAGCTACAACTTTCGTAGCAGCATCCTTAGCATTAGCCAAACCATCCTCACATTTTTTAAGCTGGTCGTTCAGTGATGCAATCTGATTGTCAAACCAGCTTTTATATTCACCTTCTATGTACTCTTTCTTTATTTTCTTTTTGTACTTTTTACGCTCCTTTTCGTCTTCGATAGCATCAAGCCTATCTTTATACTCAACTTCTATGTAGTTATCGAGTATTGCATCGTTATCCAACTTAATGGAGCTGTTTCCTTGAAGTCGCTTCATTTGAGAGCGAGCCATGATGTCACTTTCTGTCTCCATACGCTACAATTTTAAGGAATTAATAGTGTCACTTATTTCCGTCAGAGTGTCTTTCATATTGGAAAGCTCAATCTGAGTGTCTGGAAGAAACTTCTGTGGGCCAAGTTGCGTATTGACTCTTGCTTTCTGCAATTCATCAACAAGCTTAGTAACTACGGATAGAAGTTTTTCCGTAACATCATAGGTTTTGGACTCTGCTCCTTTAACTGGGTAAAATCCAATTACCATTGGGTTCTCCAATATGTCCTTTTCAAAAGCGATAAGTGCCAGGAAGCTATCCTTATTAGCTTCTATCCAACTTTTTGACGGAATTGATACGCTATTTCCAGAAACAACAATAGGTGCATACAAGTGTTCACCTGTACGCATCTGTACTTCTATGTAGTGACCTTCCATGTCACCAGTTATCTTGCCAAATTCAATCATCGTATAAAATCTAATTCGGTCCAACTTCCGTCAGAATCCCAAATATGTTTTAGTCCTCTGAGAAAGAAAGAAGTGTTTAAACTCTTGCTATGATAACTCAATATTCCTCGAATCCTATAAGTTCTCTGAGAACGAATGTTCAAGTCTTGGTTACATTTTGCCGTGACAGTTATTCCGAAGAAAGCCTTGTCAAATACAGCTACCTGTTCATCATAAATTTTAGTCACTTTATAGTAGTAACTTGCGCATTCCGGATTATCTGGAGTTCCCCAAGGCAGTGAAGTAGGGCTTCCACTACGAATCTTGTCTGCGAGTTCTGGATTGGTCCTGTTAATGTATGCAACACGCTCCTCATCCAACTCATAGAAAGTCATTGTATTGTTACCGTCCTTATCTGTTTCAATCTTGGATATAGCTTCCTTGTAATCTCCGGTATTCTTGTCAAAGTAAACGGCAGAACGAGATACTGCATACGCCTGTGATATGTCCTCATCAACTGTAACATCCCTAAGTAACCTTGGTCTGTTATATGCAGTGTTATTCTGTGCCTGCCATTCAGAAGATTTTATTGAGCCATCCATACGTTTGTCCGTTGTTATGAGTGGAAATAAGAAAGATATATCCTTTGACTGCTTTCTAAATGCCTTTTCATTTGAACAAAAATTGAGCTTGTCAACTCCGTCTTCATTTGAAATCCAACAACTACAACCCAAGTCTTGTGCGAGTTTATTAAGATATTTCCAGTCAGATTCATTTTTTTGATAGCTTACAGAAATCTTATTGTAATTTACACGTTTTGCACCCGATGATAAATCAATATCGCCAATCTCAATGCTATTCTCCTTGGCAATTCCCTCGATAATCTGACGAACAGAGAGTTTATCTGACTGAGCAAACTTACGTTTACTTTTCTTGTCTGGGTAAACGTAGTTCCTAAAGTCCTTTCCCATCTTTGTAAAGCCATAGTTCATGCACTCAACACTAAATGAGACTTTTCCATTGTCAGTGAACTTTGTTTTTATTCTAGTAACAGTGCCCGAAAAAACATGTTTCATTCCACTTTGATTGTCTGCATAATGTCCACCATAAAAAATAACAGATTGTCCAATATAAAAATAATAGAGCAACAAATCTGCATTTTTATCTACCTCAAAGTTAAGAGTGGATATTAGACTTGCCTGTTCCTCATAAGTAACTGGCCATGTCACGCAACGCTCAATGTCAATGTAGTTCTTGTCTGATGAAGTAACTACATTTGAGCCTTTGAGTGTGTCAAGATGAACACGCTTACCATTGAAAACTCGTATCTTAAAACTTGGTTGTATTGGTCTATCCATTGCTGTAACTTGATTTAATTGTATCAGAATCTCGAATGATAATCTTAGGGAGACGAATAACATCACCTGCGTTCCAGGCATCTGGAAGTCTTGGTGGATTATTGTCTGCAATGTACGTCCACAAATATTCAAGACCTTTTCCAAATATCCTTGCAGCTATTGAATAAAGAGTCTCATTTGCCTTTACGATATAATCGTACCATTCCACAGTGACAGAGGCATCTTTCACTGGATAATGAGAGACCCTACCGCCCAAAAACTGAGCAGTAAGGTTCTTCTTATTATAAAAAGTCGGACTAATCATACTAATATGCCCTCCAATCTATTTTACGTTCAATATTCTCAAATTCAAACACGGCAAATTCTATATCTACTGTAGCTCTAATAGGAGTTAAGTCTTGGTCAAAGAGTGAATAGGTAACTGGAGCACTCTTTACAACTCCCTCCAAATAGAGTGGTCCGATAGCAAGAATAACTGTTGCCGGCGGTCTAAACTGATTAACACTCACAATTCCACCCTCAGCAAACAAAGGTGTTTTCTCTCCAGTAAGAGGTGCCGGATAAAGGAACGACTGCAATAGCTCCACTTCTGGGAGTACTCCTCTCTCATCAACTCTAGATGTTGAAAAAGCACCATTGTCTATATACTCAAACTTGGATGGTCCTTTAGATGGAACTATACTTTCCTTAATACTCTTAGCTTGACTTTTAAGCTCATCAACAAAACCTTTACCAAAATAGTCCTTGTCAGTTAATGTGTACTTTCCAGTCTTTTCATCATAGGTAAATCCGGTTCCTTCCGTCTTGAACTCCTTTGCAATTTTGGAGCCATAGGCAGTTGGCCTGAAATACCTCTGTTTAGACTGAGGAGTGTTATCCAAGAAAAGGTTGAAAGAGATAATTCTCTCTCCACCTCCAGACCAAACGTAGTCATTATATGGAAGTCCAGCGTAACCTCTCGTTTCATACAATGTGTTCTTAACATCATTGATTGTCTGAGGATTGAACTGAAACTGATAACCCTTTGTCAAATCCGGATTCTGCACATTCTCCACAAACTCCTTGTTAATCAAGATGCCTCGTGTAGAAGTGTAGGCTCGTGGATAACGACTAGGGTCTTCTCCGAAAGCCTTTGATGGTTTCTTTCTGAGAAGTGATGTGAACTCGCTCATTCCGGCAGAGGTCACACTACTAATCGGTGATTGCCCTAATACTTCTATCATGCTCTACCTCCTCGTAAGTCACCCTCACGTCTCATGTCGTTAATAACTTCTTTGACTTTTCGGGCGAGTTTTTGTTCATCAATATTTTGTCCTTTCTCAACAATAATCTGTATAGCACCGCTACCGAATGTCAAGTTGGTTGAACTTCCACCGCTTCCTCCAGTACCGCCTCCGATGTCGGAACTTGGTGTATTTTTAGACAATAATGGATTCCCACCTAACGATTTTGGTAGGGCTGAATCCTTCTTATCCTTTCCAAACCAAGTTTTAGGATTTAAGTAATTGGTATCATCATTTGTGTCATATTTTCCACCATCAGCAGCCAATGAATGTGTCATACCAAGTTCTTTCTCACCCTTGCGTATTTCCTCAGCAAGACTCTTATTGATTACACTAAGAATTGTGGCAGCTCCTTTAAGAAGCCAACGCAAAGCCTTCATAATCCAGTTAAAGAGGTTTTCCAAAGGTTTAACAATCCACTTGTTAATGAATCTACCAACAGAAGTATCCTTAAATGCGGCCCACATATTTTTTATTCCTTTCCATGCCCACTTGAAGAAGTTGGCAATAGGTTTAAAGATATAGTCACTTAGGAAGTTCCAGCATTTCTTGATAAGAACCGCAGCTCCAATAAAAGCACCATACACGATGTTCCAAAGAAGTTTAAGCCATTCCCACCATGCCTTGAACATATTGTTAACGATTACTCTGACAACCTTGAACTTTGCATACAATAATGTTACAGCCGTAACTGCAAGTATAACCCAACCTACCGGATTTGTAGCATTGAGTGCTGCCCACATTCCTTTTATAGCATTGAAAGCTGCCCCAACAAATTTTGGCAAGTTAAGAACTACGTTTATGATATTCTTGAAACCTCCCGATAAGAACTTGAACACTGGTCCGAAAATGCCCTTTACTATACTCCATATAGGAGCAAGAACCAACCCAATGCCAGATACTATCTGCTTGAAGCCACCAACGAACATAGCCTTGAAAGTAAGGAACAACTTCTTAAAGTGTATTCCCTTTGCACCCTTACCAAATAGCAGTCCAAGTGGTCCGGCAGTTAATGCACCTATTCCACCAAAAGCTACTTTAAGTAATCCAGGAACTACCTTTCCGAGCATCTTGAATGGAGCCACCATCCAAATACCAATTTGTGTGAACAATCCTTGTACGCTTCTACCAAATGCAGTACAATTACTGAATGTAAGTCCTAACCATTTACCCGATGCAACCCATGCTTGACGGAATGGTCTTGGCATCCATACGGCAAGAGATTGGAAGAACCTTGCAGTTTTACTAAAGCCTGGTCCCATGAAGGCCATGTAAGCCATTTGCAAATTTACAATACCCTTTATAGCCTTGTAATAAGCAATAACAGATAATATAGCAGCCCGTCCTATAATAAAAGCAGTCTTTAACGCCTTATACATGAGCAGCAACTTGATAACTGTCTTGATGGCTCCACCATATTCCTTGAATAGGTCAACTATCTTTAGCTTCCAAAACTCCAACCATACAAGCATAGACCTTGTACGTTCAACGTAATCGTCAGTCATTCGCCATACAGTTTGCAATCCCTTTTTGGCTTGTCGCCCAATCCATACAACAAAATGACCAATCTGTTTCATAACCCAACCGAGGACTTGACCGATAACCCATCCATAACGGCGAATGTCCTCCATGTTCTTGGCAAGCGCATCAGCTACCATTCGCATAGAAGACACAATCTGACCATAGAAACTTCCGGGGTCATTAGGTTTGCCCAAAATAGACATCAAGAATCCTTGCCAAATAGCTTTAAGTCGCATCATCTGGTCTTGGATTGTCTCGAAGTCGTTCTTGATAGCGTTCATCAGACCCTTGTGAGTTTTTACAAAGTTAAGGATGGCTTGTTGACGCATAACAGTATTAGCTGCATACTTGTCAAACATCCTTGTAGCCCTTTGGGTCATAAGTCCAGCATCCACTAACGCCTGTGTGTTTCCTTGAACAGCCGAAGAAATCATCCCAGAAAATTCAGAGAAACTCTTACCAGTAGCATGAGCAGCCTTATTAATCCAGTCGAGGTTCTTTCCAACCTTTATGCCGGCAGCCATCAACTCATTCATACCTTTTAATTGGTCATCTACACTAAAGTAAGACTGACCCTTTATAAGGCGATTTTGAGCTTGCTCCATAGCCTTCATGGTGGAAAGAACCCCTCCGAATCTAAGTGTGTTCTCTCTGAGCGTACTGATATATTGCTCGGAAGTGGATTTGAGTGCATAGAAAGCAGATGCCAAAGTAAGGGATGCGCCAGTAAGACGAGTAATCTTATTGACGGTACTCTGCGCAATAGCTATGCCGAAGTCATAGGTAAATTGTGCATTGTTTCCTCGTGTAGCTCTTTTTGACATTTACTTCTGATTTTGTTTTTCTTTTTCTTTCTGTTCCTCTTTTATGAGGTCCATTTCCATTTTGAATAACTTATCTCTTTCATCAGCGTCCATTAGCATGATTGTATTGTAATCTTGACCAAGACGCTTCATAAGAATATAAGCCTTTGACGTTAAATCCCATTGTTCATATTCCTCTTGGCCCGAAACTTCCTTTGGTAGGAAAAGAATACCCTTTTCAACTGCCCATAAAATGAACATAGGGTATTCTTTATACCAAAAGTGATATTCTTCGGGACTGAACGTCATTCCGAGAAAAAATTACTTGCCTCCATTGTCATTGGAATCTCACGCTGCTCATCACAACCGCAAGGCTCATAATAGGCAAATGGAAGTGTAGGCAAGTATTCTATAAGCTCATTGCGAATCTTACGCAAATCAGAACCCATCAGATACTCGTTGAAAATCTTAATTCCGTACCAAGTATGGAACTCTACTGGGAGAGTATCAGTTACCTCACCATTCTCAACTCGTTGAATAGCAACAAGGCAGTCCATTGCAATGCGTCGCCAAAATCCGATGCTATCAGAAAAATATCGTTCTTGGCGAATGGCATCTTCAAGGAGAGGAACTCTGAAAACAAAGCGATTGTACTCTGTATCAGTAATACCCGCGTACTGGTCCTTGTCAGTCAACTTCTTGATAACTGGTGGAATGAAGCCGTCTTCCAAATCCACAACGATATGCTCGTAGTCAGTAATCTCCGCAAGTCTTTCCTGTGTTTCTGGAAGGTAGTCAATCTTGTCAAGATTGATGTCGGCAATAAGTTTCTTGCCACAATACTTGCAGATGATTTCCTGTTTAGGAATGAAAGACACCCATACTCTGCGGTGAATTTCCACAAGCAAAGTATTTACCTCTGCAAGTGGAAGTTTCTTAACTGCAATAGGGATAGTAACTGCACCATCCATCGAATAGCCCTTACGAACCTCAGAACCGATTTCGATGTTTCCGATTCTCTTTACGGCAGCAGAGATAATGTTTCCCTGCCAAGTAAAAGGCTTATCCGAGAGTTTCTTGGTGAAAATTTTCTCAGCAACACCATTAGTTTTGAGCAATTCTACTTCCTTGTGAACCTCACCATTCATCCTAAGACCGACTGGCAGTTCAAAAAATAATCCGTCCATAATACGATTGATGTTTTTATCTGTTAATAAATTAAGAACCAACTGGTACGATAGTCCATCCGTCACAATGTGCCGTGTAAGATACCGTGAATTTGTCTGAGCTACCAACATCCAACGTAGGATAGTTGGCCGCACTAATTGCGAAACCCTCGAAAATGATAGTGAACACCTCTTTGCCTTGGTGCATCTTAACGGCAGTAACTGGCAATTTAAGTCCGTTCTCAATCATTGTATTGACAAGAACCTCCATTGCTCGGTCAGCAGCCGAACCATTATAAGGTCTTGTGAGTGTCATTTCCGAGTAATCAGTAAGCTGGTCGGTGAACTTGTACTTCTTGTTAGTACCTGCATCAACTACCTCTACTACACCCGAAGACTTACCCATACCTTCAAGGGTCTCAAATAAGCCATCAGAATTGATACCTGCAACTGGAATGTTGAGATACCAACCATTAGCTACATATACGTCTTGTGGTTTCTGTGGTTTAGCCATATTATGCCTCACTTTCTGTTACGTTTAACACACCATCATTTCTCTGCAATGAGAGTCTGATGCTTTCAGTACACTCGGTAGGAATCCAAAGAACATCCACGTTGATGAGCTTTCTATCCTGTCCAGGCGGATTGTTGCTATTGTCACAAATACCTTGGTAGGCTGTGTCAAAGTCAACGCTCCTTTCAAGAGCACCATTGTCATACTCTGTCTTGAAGTACTGACGGAGCTTAACGAGCATTTCACGCTTCAATTCTGGAGTATTAGGCTTCTGCTCTGCAAAGCGCATTGTTGAGTTCAATGCCCTAACATAGTACGAAGTCTGCAAGCGGATATGAACGCTACAATACAAGTCATTAGTAGAGTAAGTTCTTGATGAACCTACATAGTAGCCGGTGTTTTCTGCATACTGAATGATATTGCAAGAAAGCTGCTGCACTAACTTATTGATTGTACTCTGTTCCAACCTTGCCGGAATTACTTCAAGTACATTGTTGAACAATGAATCCGTACCACCTGGCGGAATATGGATAAAGTCACCTTGCAGATAAGGAGTCCTCACATAAGCGGCACCCAATACTGGACCCATAGCCGGAATTAACATTGCATTTCCATTGTTATCCGGGATTTTAACCCATCCGAGATAGGCACCTGCCAAGTAACTGATACCCGATGTCTGCAAAGAGTCTGCATAAAGTTCAGCAGTACCCTCATCTGCGTTCAATGGAAGATTGATAATTCCGATAGGACCCTTGCGTTCTTTAAGATACTCATTGAGAACCTTAGCCATTGTAAGTGAATGGAACTCCGTACAACCGATAATCTGTACGTCATATCCATTGAAACAAGCAAGTCCCTTTGGATTTGTTGCACTCTCAACTGGAACGAAATCCTCCTCAGTAACATTTCCGTCAACACCACCTGCAAGAGTAGTGGTCCAAACCTTATCATCACGTTTTGTAATGGCGGTGGACTGTACTGCAACAGATGCACGGCTGACAAGAGTAAGTTTTGTGTCCGAAGTAATAGCAGCCACAGTACCGATAAGAACCTTTTCAGATGTATAAAGTACATCACCTACCTTCAAGTCGGTCTTAAATGTAGTCGACACACCTGTAAGCTCATTGCTTGAAGTAGTAGATGTAACTGTACCCGTTACATTCTTGAAAGTCATCTTCTCGATTTCTTTACTGAACTCGATTGTAACATACTTACTTACCTTGTTTACTGCTGTCTGGATTTCTGCAAGAGTAGCGTAATTGTACTGCTCCTGCCTGTCACCATACTTAACAATAAGCGTGAACATTCCTCGTGTACGAGAACTGAATGAGTAAAGAGAGACCTCGATACCATTAGCCCACGCTCCAGGGTCATCCACACCCTTATAGCCAGCATTTACATTCATGGTGGCACTATCTGTAAGAGTGCCCACACCATTAGCTACAACTGACCCCGAACCAACGACCCTTGCAAGATACATCGTAACAGGAGCGTTTCCTGCCTCATCAAAAATGCTCTTGACAATACCCGGTCCGAAGAAAGATGCACTCTGTCCACCAAAAATAACATTGAAGTCTTCCATGGAAGTTATCTTAGTTGGAGTAAATGCAGCTCCACGGATAAACTGTCCAAGCAGACCAATGTTTCTCTTAGATGGGTCTTTTTGAGCCGATGCACCATTGGCAACGCCCTCAACGATTGATAGTCCTACATCAGTCATTTTGATATTGTTTTTAATTACTAACTAAACAGAACTCCAAGGATAAATCCTAAGATAGTGCCACCAACTCCTACACCAATGGCAGTTTTTCTGTATTTCTTTCTATTAGTGTTCAATGAATTTTCAAGATTCTGATTAATCTTACTAAGATTATCATACTTCTTGTTCTCCAATGAACGTATTGTGTCTGATTTCTCAGCAACTTTTTTCCAGTAAACGACTAAAGAGTCTGAAACGGACAATCCCATCTGGAGGTTTTTATTTATTTCCTTCAAATGGGTATAGTCATTGAGCGACCTATTTATCGTTATCATCTGAGGCTTTGTTATTGCTAACACCGTGTCTCCCTCCCAAAGAATCCGCTTTGGATAGATAGTCTGTGAGGAACTTGATGTTATCATCCCAAGAACCATTAGTAAGCTCAGCGTCAATCTTTTCATTGTCCCTAATTATTAATTCTAACTCTTTTCGTATCTTGACACGTTCAAGGTCAAGGCGATTTATCTCATATTGATACTTTGCAATGTCGCCTTTCAGACTCTTGATAGTGTCATTGAGGTTACGGATATTCTCCTCGTACTTCTTATTGTCTTGAATGTACTTGGTATCTCCAGACATGCTAAGTGCAAATATAGCAAATAATATTGCTATTACCGCAACAACAATCAATAATATATTCACCTTACCTTTTCGTTCCATAGTTACTTTCCGAAATAGTCGTTAATTTCTTCGATTGCTTCTACGATAGAACTCTCAAATTTCCCATTAAAAGTTGGGTCGCAGAGAAGTTCAACATCATTCTTGTTGTCTTGGAACAACCACTCTACCAAACATCCCATATAGTCAGCGCCCATAAGGACTGTGAACTTGGCTTCTTTGTCACGCTCCAAGTAAGCATCCTTATTATAGCGCATCTTCAACTCTGGAAAGTCCTTCTTGAATCGTTGCAGAATAATATCTGCGCAAATGTCAGACTTTGTAACTCCAGGAGTTGTATAGATTTCCACACCTGTTGCAGTATGCCAATTACCATCAGCACCTGCTGCATTATTGTGCAAAGATAGAAGAAGTTTCTTTTCTCCGTGTCTTACTTGTGTGGCGAAATTCTTTCTCTTAGACAATCCGGGTTCATTTTCAGAACTTGTTGTCTTATAAACCTCATAGCCCAAATTCGTAAGAACTGGAATAAGGTGAGAAATCCGCTCCCTGCTCCACTTGTATTCCCTATGTTTCTTGTCTGGGGAACACTTGCCCGGAACATCAGCTCCGTGTGCTGGGTCAAAAATAATTATAATATTCTTTTTCATAAGCCGAAAACCCCTTTAATTAAAGTTGTCAATGTAGAACCGAAGAACCCGCCTACGAGAGCAATCATTCCGAGAATGATAAGCATCGAAATCTTTGGGTTCCTAATATAAAATGATAATCTCTCATAGCCGTCCTTGTTCTTATACACTGGACAACCATGAGTTTCTCCTTCATACTTTTCAAGTAACTCCGTCAACTTGTCCAATTTTGCATTGGTGTTGTTTAGACTTTTCTGTAAAGCAGCTTGATTATCACCAAGAGCAGTACACCTGTCCTCTACGAGTTCAGCAAGGAGAATTATTTTCTTATCTTGTGAATTTGTCTTATCACACATAAGTTTAAGTGTTTCAACAATCTTTTCGTTCATTGTGAGTCCCTCCAAAAATCTGAATCAACCCATACGCCACTATCATTCCAAAGACCCTCGTCAAGAATCCACTTATTTTCCTCACCATCAGAAACAACATCTGGATAGAATTTGATGAGTTTCTGTTCTGCATATTGCAAGAACTGTGAAACCTCGTCTGGAGTTATGTAAACATACTCCGTTGGAACAAGCCTAAGAATACTTCCATTGTATAGGAGTTCTAAGTTAAAGTTTACCGCAGAAACGACCAAGAATTTTCCATCCTGTGTTTCAATAGGAGTAGCCGAGAACGACTGCATCTTCAAATCAGAGAGTGTAACATTCTGAGCGAATACATTTACTCCTGTCCCGACTGCAACGATATTCTCTGCTACCTTTGGGTCTTCGAGTACGCATACTCTCTGAATATACTCGATGGCCTCATCCTCGTGACCATTGAAATCAGTTATGGTAAATCCTACAATCATCTTACATACAAACCTAATCCGTTAGGAACTTGGAAGTCCATAGGAACCTCCGTTACTTTACCTGGTAAAAATACCACTACCTTGCCATCTATGACAAGTTCGACACGATGCCCACTTCTGTTACGAACACCTTTTGTCTTTGAAGCAGTCTGCACCGCAGCTGCCTCCTGTGAATTGTTCTTTTCAGCCATACTACTTTATTTTAGTTTCTACTAATATACGAATTATTCAAATACCCACAAAAACACGAGGTCTGAATTTATCTCTTTTAAAGTAAAAAACGCCTCTGCACTATGTGAATCTTTTGAAATAACAACCTTATACTCTCCCAACTTAGTAGGAGTGTCTAACTCTACAATACCATTAGACAGAGTTGTCTGCCTATCAAATAAGTTGCTTCCATCGTACAATGATACTTGGAACCCACTAACATCATCTTTAGCAAGCTCTGCCATACCTCCTACAAGTGTAGCAACTCCTAATTGGGTTTTATTTGAGTTTCCATCAAAAGACCCACCATTATAAGGAACAATCTTAACTACAAATTTGGACGTTTCATTTTCCAATGAGTAATTTTGACTAAGTTTCTTAGGAATTGCATTAACAACAATCTTTTGAACAAGAGCAACTTCCTGTGGTGTCTGAGAGTATAGCCATACAGAGCAAGTAAACTCATAGTTCATTTCAAACAATCCATCTGTTCGTGGAATTGTAGTTTCCCTTACTTCATAAGGAACAATGTCTCCAACTGCATTTTCTCCGTCAAGTTTCTGATTAAAGAGAAAACGGACCCCATACACGAAGTTCTGCATAAAGTAATCTTGCATGGATATGAAGTCATTATAGCTTTTTGCTACTATACTGACATCATATCTGAACTCCATCCATATAGGTCTCTGATACAGATAGCCGGTCAATCCATTCAATGACCTTCCACCAAAATAAGAGTGCATATCAACATACCACTCATCTTTAGGTGTAGGTGTGTAGTCTTGAATTACTATACACGGATATATCTGATTTGCCTGTTCCTCAACATAATCATAGCTTGACTTCTTTGCATAGCGACACAAAACGACTTTTTCCGCACCTCCTATCTGCATTTTAAGCCCATAGAATTTGCGGAAGAACTGCTCATTTACTTGTCGAATGGTTGTCAGCATAAGCTACTTTCTATAATCAATATTAAACTTCTGAATGATTACCTTTATTGCAGTATCATATACAAATATCGCCGAGAAAAACGACGCTATAAGACTCTGCAAGGTAACATCCGTAAACTTGATGAAAACGATGAACAACAACACACCTACGCTGCAAGTTATTGTCCGTTTCATCCATGTAGGAACAATATTGTTTCCATTAAAGGCATCCACAAACTTAATAATAAGGTATGATGCAACAATAACAGAAAACATATATTCCAATGAGAAAATCTCAAAGAACTTTGTTACGAGTACGTCCATTATAGATATTTCTTATATTTTTTCTTACTATACTTATTAATAAACTCTGCAATTTTATCCTCCACTCTATCAAGTATCGTCTGAGAACCTTTAGGAGATAGAGGTTTGTGAACATTTTTTGTGTGTGAAGATTTTGGAGCTTTCTGTTGTTTCTTTTGTTGTTGAACTTTATAGAATGAGTATTTTTCCTTTGACATACCAAGTGACTTACGTTCTTTTTCGGCAAGTCTTGCATCTTCCTCCCACTCTCTACGTTCCTTCAACTTTTCTTTAAGTTCTTCTGGTGACATCTGAGGTTGTTGTTCCTGCTTCTTTTCATTTACTTTTTCCTCAAACTCCTTACCCTCGTCTTTTTTTCGTTCACGTTTAGGTGAATGAACACCCTTATGACCTACTCTACGAGTGTAACCACGGACATGGACAGTCTTGCCACCCTTACCACGTCGAGTATGTTCCTTGATAGCTACCTCTGCCATTATTCCTTGAATTTATGAGTTTCTAAAAAGTCGGATATTTTACCCTCGGCAACTTCTTTAAAGTCTTTGAAAGTTTCCCTCCATACTGGTCGTGCCGGAATATGTTTATCCTTTGTTCCGTATTCTTGCACAATAGCAAGTTCAAGATTAGTCAATGGGCTATCGTCCCTTGGAGAATCCTCTACAGAGACAGTAGTTCCATCCCTATATATGGCACCCACTAATTCACCCGTAGCAATAAGAGGAGTATCAGAACCTTTTCTTTTAATGGTTGATTCCGCATTTTCAAAGCCGTATCGGTTTTCCTCAATATTCTCGGTCACAGTGTCCTTGAACTCCTCGGCAATTTCCTCACCAAGACGTTCCATGTCTTCCTTTAACCAAGATACTTTAGGCTTCTTAAACCTCTTATCTGGTCGAGCAGATATTCTTACTTCCGCAGACTTAGCTATTCGCTTAACAACGGATAAAATAGGCATCGCCATAAGCTAACATTCATTATTCTGATAGAACTGATAAATATCACCATACCAATTCTTACACATCCTTTTAGGTGTATAACCTACTTGGTCAAATGCAGCCTTTCGCTCGTCTTCCTCACGAAAATGGTTAGGTGGTTTACTACGAACTATCTTTGTATTCTTATCTCGTTTAATAACTCCCATATTAACCTCCCTTTAAGTCGTCCTTTAGGAATATCTGAACCGCAATGCAGTCATTGTACTCCTTAAACTCCTCTAAGTAGATAATCTTATCAATTACCTGTGTACTTCCACAAAAATGAACTTTCGTTCTATTTAAGTCAAGATGAAAATCTCCAAGTTTAGGTCTCAGCTGCTTTGGAGAAAGATAGACAACTCCATTAACTGTGCTTGCAAGTCCATATTTCTCACGAGTTCTTCCAGGAACTTCCTTCTCATACAATGCCCTAAACTCATAAAACTTAGACTCTCGTTTACTATCACCAACAAATGTGTCCATGGAAAATTCTTCGGTGGGTTCTTCGGTCTTGACAGTAACAATCTCCAAACTAATCTTGTGAGGAGTAGCTTGGAGCTTCTTATAAAAAGCATTCTGATATTGCAGAAACTTATTCTTTGTTACTAACATATTCTACGTTGTTTTAGATAAAAGTCCACGTGACAATGGTGACAGAGTAAATGGCCAACTATCATAGTAGCTACGGAAATCCAAATCTCTTGTAAGTTCAATATTACCCGGAATAACATTGTCCTTTCTAAGAGAGAAGTCGCCGAATTGCTGTTCAAGCAAATCTCTTATATAGAGCATCAGCTTGTACCAAAAGCTATATCGGTCGCCAAGTACATTATCAGAGCCAACTCTGTTGAAATCCTCATAGAAGTAACCCTTTGTTGGGTCCTCGGTAATTGTAAATACAGAACCAATCTGGGTTGTTGTAGTAGTTCCCATAGAAGATGAAATGTCAGAACCCGAATAATCAGAGCCATCAGTAAATGACTGCCCTATTGAACCGGCTGCACACTCATACAATCTACGTTTGTCCACCAAATGATAAGCTACCCATAAAACAAGGTGCTTTTCAGATGGTCTAATCAACCTACCGACAAGTTCATCGTTTATTTCCTTGCCCTTGATGTCAAGTACTCTATCATAATAGTATTCTATACAATCCTTGATTTCCTCATCAGAAAAGAAGTACCGCCTAAAAGCCGTGAAATCATCGGTAAGCTCCTTATGTTTAACTGGAATGAGAATAGTTGAAGACTCTTGACCTCGAAAATACGGAGTATATGCTACTACAATGTTGTTCTCTATAAATGCGTTCATTAGGTCTTCCAATGTAGGATAGTCATTGAAAGCTAAAGCTACGATATTTTCTACAATAGATTCTGTTGTTTCCGTATCAGAAGAATGTGTTTCTTTGTAAATGGTAATCTTACCCTTAATTACTTCTTCGGAATCCTCTGTTTCTGGAACAAAGGTCTTGTCTATATCTACATAAAAGTTATCCCCCATCTGCTTAATAGCAAATGCAGGAATAATGAAGCGGTCGAAAGTTACCTCTCGAACCGCTAACATTATTTCGTTCAAAGTTACCTTAGATTGAGCCATATACTAAAGTCTGTATGCCTTTCCGGCGAAACACAAAATGGCTGCTACATCAGATTCGACTGTAGTTTCCTTGTCTTTCTTCACCTTTACAGGCTGACAAGCAATAAGGCAGTCAATATCCTCAGTGGCACGAATCTTCACTTTCTTCTTTACTTCGGCAGTTACTTCTACCTCCTCAGAAGGAGCACCGCCTTCGTTATTACCATTCTCTACATCAGTAGGGTTTGTCAACTTACCCTCATCTTCGGTGTTAATCTTTTGTGATTTTGCCATTGTTGTTTATTATTTAAATTACTACTACGATAAATACTTACGCTGTGAGCGCCTTAACAATATTCTTTTCCTCGATGATACCTGTACCCCAAATACCATACCAGCCAAGAGTATGCTTACGACCAAGCTCAACAACGCCATCGTCACGCAACTCTACGTCAAGAGCGATACCCCAAGCATAAGCATTGTCTCCAAAGAATACTGCCTCATAAGCCTCGGTAAGTGTACCTGCACTTCCGTACTTAGCAGTAATTCCCTTTGAATCAAGTTTAGGCATCTGAGTTGTCTCAATAAAGACGCATCCCTCATACATACCTACCTCACCGATGTAAAGCTGACGACGACCCATATAAGTATTGGCATTAATCCAGTTAGGGTCATCCCTCAACTGACGAAGCTGATGTGGGTGTGCAATACATACATAGTAATCACCCTCAATACGTGGAGCATTATGAGTTGCCAATGTCTCAACGGCATCCTTAACTGTCTTTGTTGTGAATGCCTCAGTTTTATCCATTGTAGCAATGCTTGTAGCAGCCTTACCACCATAAACTACATTAGTTGTCTTCAATACTGTGTCCCTAAACTGAGAATCCAAGACAATCGCCATGTTATTTGCGAGCAGCTTAGATGCGTCACCAAGAACATCCAACAAAGATGTGCGAAGTAAGTACTCTGTTACTTGAATTGAGTTAGCCTGTTCCTTAACTGGAACTACAATCTCAGAAGTAGTCATACCCTCCGGAGTGAGTACGTCTGTCTCTTCGAGTTCACCGCCACCTTCGAGGTTTCCATACTTAACAAATACGATTGATTTACCCCTTACTGCCTGCAAGTCACGTTTGACCTTGGCAAACTGAGCAAACCTAAGACGAGGTTGTGCCTGGAACAAAACCTCACGAGAATAGAAATCACGAACCGCCTGTGGGATGGACACGTAGCCACCTTCTGAACCACCTGCGGAAGTGGTTTCACCAAAGAACATTGTTGCCATTGCTATCAAAGGTAGCAAGAGCATAGTTAAAAATGTTACCATTTCTGTTTTTCTTTTAATTGATGAATTACTTAATTATTAATTCTCCATTAGTTGCCGAATGTGGCCTGCAAATTACGGAGCAAGTTCTCACGCTGATTAGCAAATTCTGTCATAGACATCTGCTTTACGTCTGAACCGCCCTCACCTGCTTCTGGAGAAGGTCTGCGAGGTGCTGCCGGTGGCATAGGTGGAGTGGCTGGAGCTTGCTGCTTACCCGGCTGAGGTGGTGTAGGAGTTCCTCCGCCATTGAGTTCATTAAGCTGAGCCTGTACAAGAGGGTCATGTACCTGCTGACCACCCAAATGAGCTGTGCTTGGTGTTGGATATGCAGCACGAATCTCGATGGAGTGTTTGAGAGCAGCGTCCAATTCCTCCTTGGTCTTACCCTGTACCAACTCTGGAATACAAGTCGCAATGTTGTCGTTGATAAGTTTCTGACGATACTGAGCAATCTCATCTTCCAGTCGATTCTGAGTAGCTTGGAGCACTGGACGGACAACTTCTTCTACTGTACCTTTGAGGGTTTCCTGTAAATCCTGCTTGGTAACGAAAGTGCCTTTCAGCTTCTCTACGATGGAGTCAATATCTACCTTGTTATCCTCACCGCCGACTACCTGCACGTTACTGAGCTTGGCAATCTGTTCTTTGAGTGTTTCAAACTGTGAATAGAGTTTGTTCTTCTCCACCTTTGCAACCGTCTGCATGAAATTGAGCAGCTCTGGAGTTTCTTTTACAACGTAAGTAACGCCATTGATTGTGATACTTTCTGGAATACTTACTGTGTTCTGTGGTTTGTCCATTTTCTTTTCTACGATTAAAAGTTCAAAAATCTGTTGATGACTTACTTAATAATGTTAGCTTTGAGAACATCTGCACCGCTACCCTTTATGGTGGCCTGTGTCATCTGTTCCCTCGTAACGAGTGGTGAAGCCGGAGTGCCAGGATTGACAAAACCGTCACCTACCTTTTTACCAGTGTCTTGACAAACATCGTGCAAGGCTTCTGGATTACCTGTTAATGCCATAATCTTTACTTTTAAATTAAACAATTAGTTATCTTTATTCTGATAGCGCACCAAAGGTACAACTATTTTTCTGCAAAACAAAATTACTCATCTTCATTTTCGTCCACGTCTTCAAAATCATCGTCATCTGAGTTATCGTTATCAAGATTACCCTCATTATCTTCTTGGTTAGGATAACCCTCATCACCCATTTGAGACATTTGATTAATTCTTGCCTGCAAGAATCCAAGATGCAACTGGTCCTCATCAATCTCATCAAGAAGTTCTGGGATATTTTGCTTACCCATTCTCTCCATGATTTCTCTACGTGAACTCAGTTTCATATTAAGTTCCATCTGAGCACGATTTAACTCATCGGTCTTATCTTTAGGGAAACCATAAGCAAATACTGGCTCAATTCTCATTTCAGATAAGAAATTAGGAACCTTTTTAATCAACTTCTTCAATCGCTCATCTTCTGGATTTTCTATTGAAAGAATACGAATAATCATAGAGTTCATCTTAGCAATTCCCTCTCCGTATGTCATTGCCTTAACATTCGCCTGCTGAACAAGTGGATGATATGTAATCTGCAATGCGGCAGCAGAAGTGTTACTAATAGCCTGTATCTTTCCAAGTGCATTTTCTGGCACATCTGAAAGTTCATGCATAGCAGTCTTCAAGTCCTTTGCATAATTTACAGTAGCAGACAAATCCACGTCAAGGCCCAAGTTAAACACATTAGCCTCAGCTGGAAGACCTGACCAAATCTGACCAAGACCTTTTTTTAAAGATTTAGCTGATGCACCCGTAATTACAGTTGTAGGTGTCGTGTGATAATCAATAACTCCTTTCAACTGCTGCATCAACTCATTATATACCTTATTTATTTTAAGTATATCATTTGCGTCAGATTTTCCATAGAAACCTGCTGCGTTTGGCTTGTTCTTGATATGGACAACTGGAATAAATCCGTATTTGTTCTCATACTCCTTGTACTCGTACTTACGTGATTTATTTTCCTCAATGTTTACATCCTGCTGATACCAAGTCTCTACTTTTTCTTTTGTCCATCGCTGAACATACAACTTATACTTAGTCTTACTATTGTCACCACCACTATCTAATGGTTGCCTTACCATAAATGATTGTAACTTATTGTAGTCTCCGTTTTCAAAAGTACAGAAACACTGACGGCTATCAAATACACTTACCTTTACGTATTGTTCTTCTTCATCTGGCATCCAAGAAGCACCAATCCAACAGTCACCAGTGATGCTACCCATCTGCAAAATCTCATAAGCGAGTATAAGTTTGTCAGATTTGCCCCAATGGTACATCATTAATTCCTCGGCAAGTTTCTCAACCTCCTTATCAATTTGTGAAGTATAGAAACTCTTAACATGGAAAGTAAACGCCTCGTCTCCTAACAAGAACATCATTACCTTATCAATGAACGCTCTTACGTAGTTAAACGAAAGAAGTCCATCATTGAAATCCTTGTAGTGAAGTCCATCGTAGAACTTCCAGTAAAGATAATACTTTGTAATTCTGTCTATCTCCCACTGATTATCAGCTACGATATTATTCAAAACAAAAGAACGCAAGACATTAGTTGCCTCGCTAATAGGGCGACTATCAACATTCCAATGTTTAGAACCTGGATAACCGCTATAACTTCCACCCGTAGGGTCAATTCCACCTATATTTACTCCCATGTCTCTTTTTCTATTGTTAAATTAATACATTTTACTATATACTGCAAAGTATAAGCAAAAGTTTCGTTACTACCAAATCTATCATAGTGTATTCCTACATTTTCAAGTAAGTCACACGCTGCATGAAAAGCCTCGTGAGCTATTATCTCATGTGATGGAACACTACTAAAAACAATAACAGAGTATGGTATCTTACCTCTGTAACCTCTAAATACTGTTCCTAATGCTCCTTCTGGCATTTTACACTTTTCTCCGTCGTCCATAGTGAACACGTTTTTATCAGAGTCTAACTCCTTTGCGTGCATCACCGCAATGTTAAACGGAAAAATGTCTGGCTGATATATTTCCATATTAATACGAGTTTCTTCTTAATGCGTTTATATTACTTGTTATATTTCCGTAGAGAGGATTATCGGTTACTTCCATTTCCTCATCAACTTTCTGTTCCTCATTAGCAGCCATACACATCAAAGCGCAACTATCTACAAAGTCATCAAAGTAACCCTCAGATTTCTCACATACCATGTAAGCACCATTAAAGTACTTCTGGCAGTTTTTCATCTGCTCCTCAAACTTCATGTACTCTGTAGATTCCCTAACTTTTTTGTTGGCCGGAACAATAAGATGTTTGGTCTGTATCTCAGAAACGAAATTAAACCACATATCCGACTTGCTCTGTGAAGTAAACGTATATGGAGTTATATCCACATATTCTCCGCAAGCATACATAAGTCTATCAACTACGGCTTTTCCTACACCAGTATAATCTGCAAACAAAGAGGATATATTAAATTCCACTATGCAATCCATGATTACATGATGCTGAGCCTCATAGTCAAGACCACCGAGAGCAACCCAAGCGAGTACCTGTTTATATGTCTTGTCAAATGGGTCGTCTTTAGAATGTGTAACTTTACCTATGGTAAGTACAGTCTCTGCTGGAGATTTACCGATGTCAAGTCCTGCTACTACATAATCATAGTTAGTAGGCATTTGCAGTCCCAATTTGCGGTTAATGATACCATTGTATTCTTTATCCGTCAAGAGCATACCGCTCTCCAAGTCCCATATAAGGGCATACGCCAACTTGAAAGACTGACTATCCTCACCCCAACGAGCTTTTTTACGCAAAATATCCGCCTCATAGTTAAGGTGGAAACGCTTATGGTCAATCTCATATTGTTCACGTCTATCCTTTATGATACGCTTGTAGTCAAACTCGAAGTGATTTCTAATCCTTGGGTCTTTTACTTTTCGGTCAAGCTGTCTGTTATGTTGTATCTCATACCAAAAATGGTTCTTGAACATACCAGTTGTTCCTACCTTAATAAGAGTACCTGCCGTAGAAGAAAGCATAGGTTCGATAGACTTACTTACGATAAGGTCATCTACGTCCTGTGCCTCCTCGACTATAACAAGGTCGTATGTCTTTGACTCTATTTTTGACTGCTTACTTGCGACCTGTCCAGCAAGATATGAACCATTGCTCAATTCCAAACGTGCGGAACTCTCCAAGTACACATCAATATCCGGGTCCTGCAATACCATTTCTGCATTTGCAGAGTTCATTCTTGTCATGGCACGAGAATATGTTGTCTGTACCTGGTCTGACTGAGGAGCAAAAAGACCAACACGAAATCCGGTTGCAAATTGCTCCAAGTCTGGCATAAACTTTCCCAACGCCGGCAATATGACACACAATGTATCTACAATGAAAGCCATAGCCTCAGACTTACCCGACTGACGAGAAAACAACATAGTCTTTACATCACCCGAAAAAGTTATCACAGAATAGATAATTGCATATACTGCCTCCTCTTGGTACTTATACAGAGAAATACCCGTAAGTATCTTTCCGAACTCAATTATCTTTCTTGTTATGTCGTGTGCATCAAAGCTAACACTCTTTCCGGCAAATTCTTCTTTAAGTTGTTCCTCATCAATCTTGGCACCAGTAGCCGGGGAAACATATCCCTCGGCTGACTTTGGCATTATCTTACTTTTCCTTGATGGCATTACTTCTCCTCCCTAATATCATAGTTCATTTCACCTTTAGACTTTCGCCACTCCTTCAAGCCGTTAATGAAATCGTTCATAGGAACAATATCCCATCCGTCGGCATCAACCCAACAGTTAGGTGTCTCATACAAACGAATATTAGTTGGCCATATATTGTACTTGTCGTTAATGAATAACTGCTTAATGATATAGAATAACTCAGAAGCCAAATTCTCGGCTGACGGATTGATGTCCTCATTTCTACCCATACCTACAATATAAACTCTCCAACCATTTTTCTTGCAAAGGTCAATGAGTTCCTTGTCCAATGGGTTCAAGATACAAGCATGGTCAAGATGCTCATCAATGTATGCACCTACGATACGCTTTATTTCCTTGAAGTCAATAGCGTAACCAAGAGCAGCTTTCTTGTAATACTCAAAAGTTACTTCAACCTTGAAACGATGTCCATGCAAATTAAAGCACTTTACTCGCTCATTCATTACACGATGAGCTGCATCAAACTCAAAAATTCTTGTTACTGTTGCCATGATGTTCTACGATTTAATTTCTACTTATTGTTCTACTATACCTATAATGGTCTCTTATGATTTCTGAGAAGTATTGTCCTTTAGATTGAGAACGCACAAATTCCACCCAAATTCTTGGTGACACCTTATAGTAAGTGTACTTCCAATTCGGGCGGTTAATGAAAGTCAGATAGAGTTCTCTTTTCTGTCTATCATAATCTGCGGTTCTAATATTTGACGATACTATATTCATTTCTATAAGATACAAAAATAGGTGGGCACCATTTCTGATGTCCACCTACAAATATAATGTATTTATTCTAAAGAACAAACTTTTAATCATACCTACTTGCGGAATGGTCATTTCCACCAAAGATAGAATCCCAACTATGACCACCTACTTTCTCTCCTTTCTTTATAGGTTTAATCTTTGTTTTTCTGTTACCAACTACTGCGTGATATTTTCCATCTGGAGACACAAAGTTGCTTGTTCCACCTACAATAGAAACTGTATCTATGTTTTTCCATCCTGCTTTACGAAGGTTCGAACCCATCTTAGAATAATCAGCAGATGCCTCAAGAGTACCATCCTTTCTCGAAAGGAACTTAGCCGGCTTATTCCAAGTTCTCAATGTTGAACCATTAACTCCAGTAAGAAGATGGGTCAACTCTTTTTTTCATACTTGGAGCAGAAGCTGCCTTAGATTTCTTTGGCTCCGGTCCATTGGTACCTGTTCCTACTGAGCGTTTCTTAGGTGAAGTTTCCTTCTTTGAACCTTTGGCAGCAGACTCCCAATTCTTAACAATTAAATTTGTTGATTTCTCAGAAGCTAACTTACCAGTCTTTCTATTAACTGCATAGTATGTGCCGCGCTTTTGATACAAGTCATAGTCACTTCCACGATATGTAGTTGAGCCACTATTAAAGATACTACCTACTCCCCTTGACTTTCCTGCCTCATTTTTAAGTCTTTTGACAAATTCAGCCTCTGATTTCGGTGCATCCGCCTTTCGTGCCTTTGCATCCATTTTATCATTCGGAGGAGTTGAGTCCCATCTTTTAGCTAAAGATTTGGAAGATTTGCTTGATGCTTTAGAGGAATCTGCACCTTTAGTCTCTTCCAAAGTATTCTTACGAGGTCTTCCATAAACTCTACCAGTTCTAACAGTCGTATTTCCAATACCACGTTTTTCCTGCATAATAACATCAACCATTTTTGAGCCATCTGGAGAAATAAGATAGTAATTACCATTCTTACGTTTTGTCTTCCACCCAGACTCTTTAAGAGTGTTATACTTATCTTTATCCTTTCTAATTGAATCTTCATATGCAGCAACAGTCGTAAACCCTTTTTTAGCTTTAGATGACTTAGTAGTGACTTTTGTGGAAACACTTGCACTCTTAGCCTTAGCACTTGCAGAACTTCCACCGCTTACACGTTTGAACATTGCCAAGTGACCTCGTGAAGTATAGTTGTCAATAGCCTCATCCTCAAACTTACGATAGCCAGAACGACCTAACTGCTTACGAAGAGCCTTTGCAACCTTTTTATCAGCAGCACTACCTGTTCCACGATACCACTCCTTGAACTCGTCTCTTGTAAAAGCAGGCTCAGAAGTATCTGCCTTTTCAGCCGTTTTCTTGGTTGTAGCTTTCTTCTTAGGTTCTGGTCCGTTTGTTCCAGTACCAACAGTACGCTTCTTGGTAGCCTTCTTAGCAGGAGTCTTTTTCTCGGATTTCTTTTCGGATTTTTTCTTAGGCTTCTCATCCTCAACCTTCTTAGGCTCCTCATCCTCACGTTTCTTAGCACGTTCCTCTTTGAGCTTATCCAAGAACTCATTCATAGGGAGTTTCCATTCCTCTCCCTTCTTGACTTTACTTGAAAACTCATCACCTGCACCTTTCTTCTTGGCAGCCTCCTTAGCCTTATCAGCCGCCTCGTAAGATGCAGTATGCGCACGAACTGTAATTGTCTTTCCGGACTTAGTTCGACGCTGATAGGTTCTTACTTTCTTTTCCTTTTTCATTGTCTTGTTACTTTAATTGCAATTAAATAATCCAACACCACTCCAAAGGTACTAAATAAAAAGCAAAAATAAAAACCACTTATAGGGCATTTTAAGACCATATAAGCGGTTTATCTTATTACTTGGATAATTGTTTCAGTTGATAAGAAAAAGAACGTGTAACGACCAATTTCCTACTCAATAAACCAATGCCCAAGAACTTACTCAAAGCACCGATTACCTCAATACTTACTGGACCTGTATCATACAAGTACACCTTAATCTTTGCACCACCAAACTCCTTACCCTTATCAGAGTTAAGGAACTTCATAACGCTGCCATACTTATCAATGATTGCTTCCCTAACTTTCTTACGAACATCATTGAACTCTACTTTCTCACCGACTGACTTACCTAACCTCTTTGCCATACTTCATTTCCTTTATAAATTCTACAACGCATTTAATTAACTCCTTCTCAGAAACGGAATCTACGCACTTACAATATAACTCAGTCCAGGAAGTAACATTTCCATTAGCTGACTTAAATATCATACATTCCATTCCACTAAACATAACGCAAGACAAGTCTGCGAAGTATTCCTCTCCCTCATATTGAAAGGTAGAACATAAACAGCTTGTTATCTTATTGCGTTCAATCTTCAAGTTCTCCTTTACGAAATCATACACCGCATCCTTTCTGTGTACTGATGTAAACTTTGTAAGAGAACCCTTATAGGTAATCACACCAACCTTACGACCCATCTTAATGAGCATTTCAACTATCTGCAAGTAAGGTGTCCATGTTTCACCATCCTTACGCTTATTGCATTTAAGCAATGGGCAATTACCTTCATCGTCCATATCAATCTGGTCAACCATACTTTCGATGTCTTCCTTATGTGCAGCAAGTTCTTTCTTGTCAACACCAATCTCGTCACCTATTACACACTTGACTACAGACCGCCAAATTTTTTCTACGTTAAAACTTCTAAGTTCCATAACTACAATATTGCTAATATGGCAAGCAGCCAATAGAGTATTCTACGAACCTTACTCTTTGACAACAATGCCAAGACTACGAATATAACTACGAATGCTACCATTTAAGTACTCCCAATAATTTAAAGTAAGACCAAACCTCATAAGATGCCCGATAGGAATTTACAAATTCTTCGGTCTCATTTCTACGTTGCTCTTGACTGCGTTCAACGTATGTGTCTATACGTTTCATCTGGTCATACAACTTTCTTATTGTTCCGTCTCTTTGTTCACGTTTAATGAAAGTAGAGTCCTTGGAATACACCAAACCGAATCTATAAACAATACTATCAGTAAGTATCTCATAAATCTCGGTATAGGTATTCCGTGTATGTTCCGTTCCTACATGGTGAACATCTACACCATCTTTCAACTCAACTTTTCTACAATCCTGTTTAGCTCTTTTTGGCATGATGTCCTGTCCGTTTACTGCAACAGAGATAACCAAAGCAAGCATAAAAAATATCTTTCTCATGTTCTTTACTATAATGGAAGTGGGATTTCTCCCACTCCCGAAGTTAATTAGTTGTCTTTCTCTGCCTCCTCTTTCTTTTCCTTCTTAGGAAGTTTAATCCACTTGTCAAGTTTGAGAAGACCAACCTCCTTTCCCATAGTGATACCTCTGTTAGTAGATATGATAGTTCTACGTTTAAGTTCACCATCAATGTCCAACAGAATAACATCACCTTCTTTAAGGTCTGCCTCGTACAATAAATCCTGTGGAGCAATAATACCTACTTGGCTATATACCATACATAGAACTGCTGCATTATAAGCGGTATTCTCCAGAGCATTCCTCTTGTACTCAACTCGCCAATCTACATCAATAGGGTTCTTGATAAACTCAATGTCAGTAATCTCGCCCTTTGCGAATTTCATGTACTGCGACATAACTCTCTTCTCATAGTGAAGAAGATATTCCACCAAGAAAGGAACGGCTGCTACCCACTTACCATCAACCTCCAACAAGTTACCTTTGAGCATACCCACTGTACGGAAGTCCGGCAAGAATGTTCCGATGAACTTGCTACGATGTCTCTTTTCCTCAATCACGAAAGTCTCCTCAGTAGTAACTTTCTCAATCTCGTTAAGGTACTTTGCATAGCGTATCTTTCTGTTCTTCCATTGTGTGTAGAGTGACTTTACCTTACGCTTCCAACGCTTGAAAGGTATCATTGTTGTGAATGATTCTGGGTCAACATCAACTGTCTTAGAACGAGCCTCCTCCAACTTACGGAGAACCTTTCTGCGCAATGCCTCAAAGTCTGGTTCTTCATCGTCATCTTCAAGAGCAGCTTTTTCAGCATCACGTTCCTCTTTCTTTTTACGGAGAAACTCCTTACCACGTTCAACTGCCTCACGTTCTTCCTCAGCAGTAAATTCTCTCTTTGGTTTCTTGAACCATTCTCCCAATTCTTTCGGAGTAGGGATGCCCTCAAACGGAGTCTCAACAACCTCGTATCTCTTGGTTGTGTCCTCAATAACGAATCCGTTAAGTGGGTCACATGATATTCTGTACCCACGGAAATGGAGCTTGCCTTTTTTGATTGGTGTATCCTCTCCAGGGAAATGGTCTTTGAGATAACGCTGATATGTTGTCATAGGGAAAGCCTTTTCAGAAAGAGCAATCTCGTCCACATCAACATCAGCCAAAGACTTCAAGTCATTGTAAACTCGCTTCATTGTTTTCTTAACAGAGTCTATAATGTAAACCTTACCATTACACTCTGCGTACTCATTACCGTCCTCATCCTTAGAGATTACACGAGCAACATTCTTCTTATCAGCAGGCTTTACTTCCTCCTCTGACTTTGAAGTAGTCTCAGCCTTTGTAGCTTCTGCGGTTTCATCTACGATTGGTTCAGCAGCAACCTTAGACACACCCATCATTCCTTTGATGTAGTTCTTCAAGTCGTCAAGACCATTCTCATTAAGTGTAGCTATAGCTTCCAACTTTCCACCAATTTTCTCAACCAATGTCATTACAGATTTCTTCTCAGCCTCTGCGTTAGGCTTCTTTGAATAACGAGTTCTGATACTCTTCAATGTTCTGATAAATACTTTTGCTTCCATGTCAGTACAATATTTAAATGTTTATATATGCTTTTAATAACTCGCCGCTTGTAAGTGGCAAACGAAGCTGTTTAGAGAGTTGCTTCAACTCAGCCAAGTGGTGAATGAAAGGTGACTCCAAGTAGGCATCAGCCCAACTCTTGATGTCCTCCTTGGTAGGAACGTGTCCATCAGATGTACCATACTTTACTTCTCCATCCACACGGACTAACATATTCTTATTAACCAAGAACTCCATTATCAGAGTAATCTTATTCCACACACTACGCTTATACATAGATGGTCTTGTAAAACCACATTCTATAAGCAATACGATTTCATTCTTTTTCATGCTCTTTTCTTTTTACGAACATTCTTAGGTTTTGCAACCTTATCACTCTCTTTCTTGTAAGCGTCCTTAGCAAACTTGATTGCTCGGTCAATGCCTCCGTCAAACTCACAATAGATGTATGATGCGTACTGCTCTGCTTTATCCATATCCAAAAGATTGTTGATATATTTACAGAGAATCTCAACCTTATCACTTGGATAGGTAGCGTCCATGTAGTCAGCTACTCGGTCACATACCTCAACATCTGATTCCTTGACCGCATCACTATCCGGGTCTATTACACACCATGTTGTAAACTCCGTGCAAGTAGGTTTGCATATCTGCTCACCCGATTTCAAGAAACCTGCACTACACTTACTTACAGCCCCGTCCAAACGTCTAAGTTGGATTGGGTACTTAGGTCTTTTGCGGATATAATCGACAACCTCATAAATGTTGTCCTTAACCAACCACTTGCTACCAAGTATGTGGCCTTTAAATTCAAGACCTGCTCTCTTGACAACACTATCAGCATTAATGTGCTTTACCTCGTCAACGACTAATGCACCTGCTGCATCCTTCATTCGTATGTCCAAACGGAGTGTAAGTTTATCTGAACCTACTGAACCTCCATTTACAAGGAACTCCAAGGTGTCGTCTCCATAGTGGGAACAGAGAACTTCCTGCACCTTTTCAGATATTTCCTTTGCGATTGCTGTATTAAACTTTTCCATGTCAGTTTTAATTTAATCGTGGGATTCTTTTGAACATTACCCTATGCACTATTGCTTCGGGTGGGTTATTTATTTAACTTGGTACAAAGTTAGTTATTTCTTTTGAGATAACCAAATATTTTCAAAAGATTTAGTGATTTTTAATAAAATAACCATATTTAGTTAATAAATGTTATCACAGAAGAAATAACCACTTTTCCTTACTTCTCAGTATCTGCTATGAAATACTTGACACCACGTCCACGCTCGCTATCACAATTATAGTATCTGAACTCATTTACGATAGCATCGAACTCTCGTTCTCCTTTATTATCAACTGGACATGGAGATTGCCAAGCATTATCCAAACGCATCATATCTTGAATAAGATAGATGGTTTTGCCTTCATTGTACTTGATGCGTGCCTTTGTTTTATTCACACGCACGAACTTCTTTCCGTTACGGACGTATTCTTCTTTCTGCATATTACTCAACTTTTTTATATGTAACATCTGGAAACAATAGCTTCCATACACTCTGCTCAACGTAATTAACCTTGTTGTAATCCTTCAAGATTTTCTTAACGGCATCTTCCTTCACTGCAATAATACGTCCTGTTCTGTAAGGACTATTACCACTCTCACCATCACGAACCTCAATGAAGAATATACCTCCATTATCAATAACTTGCTTGCAATCATCACAGATGCTACCAGTACATACTTCGTGAGGAGCCGCCGATGGCTTACCATTGGCATCCTTATAAGAAGTACCAAATAAAACAACACCCATGTCCTTGCCACAAATTGTGCAAACCTCAACAGACGGATTTACTCCGTACTTTTTACTAACTCTTAATCCCATATCTTTAATTATTTAATGTTATACTTCTTTGCAAAATGTTTAACTACTTCCGGGATATTCTTCTTGTAGTATGGCTGATTGTCCCGACACCATGCAGCCAACTCTCTACGATTATTAAACGGCTTCACAATAGCTTCACCATTCATAATCATCTTAACAAGCGGTTCTAACTCATGGATGAAATCTTCTGCTGTCCATCCTTCCCAAATAATTCTACTCATAGTATTTTCTCCAATAACCATTAGTCACTAACCATTTCTTAAACTCAACGCAATCCACTTGACCTCCCTGCTCAATATACTTTTGGCAAGTATCTGCGGTCAATACAATATACTTGTATATGGAAAGCATCTTATTCATAAGATTCTCAGCTCTTGTAAGAAAGAGCACATTTGAGATATATCCTTTCTCGTCAAGACGAATCTTACATTTCTTTCCAACAAGAGAATGAGTGATTACATATCCACATGAAGCATCAGTCTTTGTCTGTGCATAAACATTAGGAAACTTCTCATTCTGAAATGTCAAACCCCAAGTAGGATTTCCATTTACTGAGTTAGCTAACTTCTCAACGCTTGTTATTGTTACAAGCTCATAATTTTCTTGTATCATAATATAACTACTTTTACTTTGTTCTTCTTAAAAAGTTTCTTGTCACTTGGGTGAACCAATATATCCACCCGATGGTTATGTCTCACGTTCATAGTATCTCTTACTTCATAAATACCATAACCCTCAATGTAAACTCGCTTTGGTTTATTCTTTGGAAACATCCAAAGCAAATCTCTACTGATTGCACACCACTTGATGCGCCCTTTCTTCAAGTGACGGAGATTGATTTTACTTCCGTCCGATGTAGTTATAGGGTCTGCATCACACTGAGCCTTAACTGGCTGATAGCACGTAAGTGTAACGTGAGTAACAGTACGAGCCTCACCCAATAGTGAGACCCATACAAATAGAATAAATAATATAATTCTCATAGTCTTGCATATTTAATAAGTTCTGACGGAAACTCTCGTGGGATTTGTCTCCAATTCTGAACTTTGTTTCCATGAATGACTGCATTGGTAATCTGCATGTCTTGAAACTTAAAACTCTTGCAGATGTAACGACCTCTCCATCCGTAACCCTTGCGGTTACTATGTTCCTCATACATCAATATGCCGTCCATGTTCTTAGCATAATTAACCGCACGATAGAACTCTCTAACTGGAAAGTGTTTCAACTCTCTGCCTACTCTGACTGAGTAACCGATGATACCACGCTTGATGGAATCCGAAATCTGATTATAAAAACTTAATGTGTCCATGTCTGTATTTTTATTTAACCCCAAATTATATTGTTCATTACATAGATAACCTTGTCCCACCATCCTAAGAACGGAACTAACAAGTATCTCCAAATGAGAACTACCAATGTAGCCCATACAACAACTCTGTAATAGTCTCTATATGGTTGCCTCAAAACTCTGTTACCGAACTTTCCGTCGAGAACCTTAACGATGGCTACCATAAACTTTACGCTTAGATGTTTCATATTTACCTTTTATATAGTTAATGAAATATTGTCCTTTAGAATGTGCCTTCTTAAATCGGGCTAACTTCTGTTGGGTAATACCATAATAGTAATACCATGTGCTGCCTATCTCCAAGCGTAGGCTTTGCTTGTCCTTATCATACACCGCTGACTTTATGAAGCTGGAGTGTACGCTGATTGTTACTGCTGCCATATCATTTCTTCTTTGTTACTGGTCTGAGTGCTGCATACTCATCCCAAAGGTTTGCATCTATATATGATTTCTTACATACTCCAGGAGTATTGTTGAGCTGTTCACTCACATAGGTGGCTATCTCCTTAACCTCCGCATTGTACTCCTTCTTGGTGCTTGGCAATTCACGTTCCATGAGTTCACGAACCTTATCCCATGCACACATATTAGCTCTGAGTGTACGGAAGTCCTTTGGAGTAAATCTCCTGCCTACATAACGCTTGATGAACTTGGTAAGCTCATATTCAGTAACCTCGAACAGAGTCTCTCCGTCCTCAACAGTTTTCAGAACCTCCTTCACCTGTTTTGCAAGGTCGCCGGTAAGGGTAAAGCTATTCTCAACTTGTTTCTTGCCCAAGAAGTTAAGGTACACTTTCCTACCCTTTACCAAGCAGTGCTGAGGAAGTAGTGTAGTCAATCCGTATGTCTGCACAAATTCGGGTTCCTTCTTAGAGTTTGGGTGAGGCTTTGTCACATATCCCTCAGCAGAACCCTCATTACCGATTCTTATACCGATATACATCATCATCTTACAAGCCAATGCACATCGTGCCGTATCAGTAACATAGTCGCCTTTCTCAATCATTCGGTCGAACTTCTCAGAAAGTTCCTCGAAACGTGTAGCCAACTTTACCATGCGGTTGTGCTTGTCCTCATAGTTGGCCTTGGCACTGCGACAGAAGCCATACGTTTTACCGAATATGTTTACCTCATTAATCATTTCTTTCTCAATTCAGAATTAATCCACTTGGCAACGGCATCCACTACAACGGAAACCTTGCCGTCAAATACCAAATCCTCTTTCTCAGTACCAAAGAAGTAATCGTTCTCGTCCATGTTCACACCTACATAACGATAGGTAGGGTATTCCGAGCCGTTCACATACTTCTTCACTTGAAAGCAGTCATATCTCTCATTCCACTCAAATGAGATACGAGCCTTGCGTAACTTTTTCTCCATGATAGATACCTTACGCAAGAAACGTTTCTCGTAAGCGGAAATGTCTGGTATCTCATATCCTTTGTCAGATACATAGGCTGGGTCGAAAGGTTCAACCACATCCTTACTTTTATCAAACTCTGCATAAACAGAATCTAAATCTTCAAAATTATCAAACTTTGCCATGTCGTACATTATTTTAATATTGTACTGCAAAGTTAGTTATTTCTTTTGAGATAACCAAATATTTATGAAAGATTTAGTAATTTTTAATAAAATAACCGATTATTGTTAAATAGTGTTATTTTAATAGAGATAACTAATATATGGAGAATCGCCAACCTCCAAGCAGTACTCAGCTAATAATGTCTTATATAATATACCTAATAAGTAATATAAAGTTATATAATCATTATTGTCCGCAGCCAAAGTCCACAAAGAATACTTTTATGAGAAGTTCTTGTTATAAAGATAACCATTTTTATTCATTTCTCCAACACGTCCACGTTACACGATATAAAACTTTAAGTAACTTCCAAATCATACAAGTTATCCCAATAAAGATAAAAACGTCAGTTCCAAATCACCCTATTCTGATAAAACCGCACCACCATATCAATCCATATACTCCAATCCAATTTAATGGATGGGTCGTCCTACTCCAATCAGTTATTTTAATAAAGATAAAAATCACAGGTCTATTCTACTCCATTCTTAAAAATGTCAACCACCCCTTGCCACGTCATAACCCGAAGCCATTTAACGGTACCCCTAAAAATTTCAGCTTCATGTATGGGTAAAATGCCGTCCATAGTGCCGTAAAATATGGGGTGGGTATCATTAATCCTTCCTATCTTACCCATAATAACCCATATTACACATAATAACCGCCATAAAGATAACTATCTTACCGCCCAAAACTAAAAATAACCGCCGTTTATATTATTCTAATGGTAAATCTACAATAAAAACGCCGTAATATTAGTTACCTGAGTAATAATCTGTAAGTATATAGGTGTCTATATAGTAATATATAAGTAAGCCTAACATAAAATCCACAATTATCGCCGTAAAAATAACCCATAATAATTAAAACTTAATAGTAAATATGTCTTATTACCTATAATATATAAGGTCTAACATAAGAAATAGCACACCTAACTGATAAAAATAACACATCTAACTAATAAAACCCGTAAAAATTCGCCATAGTATGTGTGTCTATGTATATAATATATGTATAATATATAAGGCTGAGATATAAAATAGGTAGTTCTAACTAAAAATCCGCAATAAAAATAACTAATTTCCGTGTGTCTTATCCCTTATATATAAGTAAGAGATATAAATCCGGGATAAAATCCGTAGAAAATCGCCGTAAAAGTGTCTATCTGTCTATAATATATAAGAGAAACATACACATAACAGCTAAATTAACCGCTTTTTACCTGCTTATCCGTATCTTACAGCCTAATTAGCTGCTAATCTAAGCCACCCTTACCCAAATACAAGGTTAAATACCCAAATATTAGGTTGAATACCCACTTACAAGGTTAAACACACATCTACTACATTAGTTATATTCATATTATATGTATTATTATAGATATATACTTATATATTATTAGTTATTACAATCATACACCGCCTATTTTTATCCGTTTTCTCGGTTCTATATGATACGTTTGTATGCACCTTTATGTAAAACCGCCTATTTTATAGTGTTTCTATAGGTTGAATACATTATCCTTTACTAATTCCTTACTTATATTCCCCTTATAGTGTAAGGTCTTTATGTAGTTTTACATGATACTAAAATATTCCACCGCAAATTTCCTACTTTTTAGGGGCTTTCTCAATAGAAAAATTAGGTTAGCTATACTTTTTGGCAAAATAAAAGGGAAAATGCCCACTACAGACACTTTCCCTTGTCATCCTAAACAATCATATTTACCTACATAGACTCTAATATAGTTCTGTACGCATCATAATTGGTTTAGTCACTCATTTTTATGTTTTCTATTTTCATAAACTACAATTCTTCTTTTTCAAATTCACTTTTTGGAACACGATAGCAAACTTCTGCACTATAAGAACGTTTTACGCCTTTTAATGGCATTAACTTTTCTAGAATATTATGTACCTTAGTGCCTTTTCTAACACTAATAGATATATAATCATATCCATAATTTGCTAGTAATGGCGAGTTGTTTGCCATATACACCTTGCCATTTTTACCAAGATTACTATGATTTCTTGCAGGCTGGTAGTACAACCCACTAGCCTTATGTTTGATTCTGTAAGGTTTTGCCATAATTAGTCCTTTCTTCTACGATTCTTGATATGTAATGCTAAAGCGCAAAACGACAACAATAGCACTAATAATTGTCCTGCTTCCATATTACTTATGTTTATATCCAATAAAGGATGGTCATTTTATTAAAGCTCATCAAACTCTTTCTGAAGTCTCTGTTTTGTTTCATTCAGAAGCTGCTTGAATTTAGTCTCAAATTCCTTATCACATTGTGATAGACCCCAAATGGCATCAGCAAGTTTGCCATTGTATGAATTTGAAGACATAGCTAAGAGTACATCTACTTTAGGAATTAAACTCTTTGCTAAGATATTTCCTCTTTCTAATTTGTCTATATTCATATTTCTACCTTTTATTCCAGAATGCGGTTAATAATTGCGTTCTATCTCAACTTTCCACTCCTTAGGAGAGAACTTCTTTTTGAGGTTTTTAATTAAACCCTCTATCTCTTCAAGAGATTCAAAGGCATTAACTAAATCCCCTACTTGATACCAATAATCCCATCTATCTGGTTGTTCGTCTTTCTCCTTTTGAGTGAGGGGCCTAACGAACTCCCTTTGATGGTTTGATAGTCATTTGGAATTTCAATGCCACCCAAATATCCACTTGTCGAGCTGTTACCACACACATTGCTTACATTAATACGCAATTTTGCATAATAATGTATTGCACCACCACAAAGACCACAAAAAGAACTAATTTCTATATTCATTAGTCTCTTTTTGTCTTTAGTATAGCTACCAATAGTTGTGTATGTTTTACCTGAGAGATTAAACTTAAATCCTTCTCCAATATTCTGAGGTATAGGCCCAGCTATCTTAGATATATCAAATCCATTTTCTATTCGTAAATAGTTTGTATCCATACACTTTACTTTTCAAATAGCACGAATGTCTCATTTTCAATACCGATTGATTTAATACCTTTCTTACAATAACCAGTATCTCCGTGAGGGTTAATAACATATTCTCTTTTTATGCAAACATCGCTTTCAGGCTTTGTTAGCAATATTTCTGCTAATTCTTTTGCTTTCATAAGCTGCTTTTTGTTAGTTTAATTGCCTTTATAAGACGTTGGTCTCCGGCTATCTTCCCTAAATCTTTCTTACCATGATAATAACCAAATCTATAAGCCCAATATCTTGTTTTATAGACTTGCTTCATTATCTTCTTTGCTTGTCTAATCTTCATACGCTTTTATCGTTAATAAAGTCCTCTACATCAATATAATCAATACCAAAATTCTCGGCACATTTCTTATCTGAGTCTGAAAAATCTCCAGGTTTGCCACTGGCATCGCCTATCATTATCATTGAGCTTTTAGAATGTTCACCAAATTCTTTTAAAAGAATTTCTAACATTCCTGTATTTGGTTTTCTGCACTTATTGCTCTTTTCTATAGAATCGCAGTACAATCCCGTTACGAGAACTTTTGCCTCAATACAAAGCTTTGGTATTCTACTTCCAAGATATGAGCCAACAAATTGAATGATACTTTCAAACTTTGCTTCAAAGTCTCTCTTGGATATAAATTGTGGTATCCCTCCTTGATTGGTTACAACGCCTATCCAAAACAAATTTGGTAGTCTTTCTGCAATCTTATCCAAAACTTCTTTTCGGATAATGAAATCCGTGCAATCTTTAGGAAACGTATTTCCAGATGCCGTTTTAATCAAAGTACCATCCAAATCAATGAATAGTACAGTCTTATTAACTAGTATGTTCATAACTATTCTTCGTTACATAAAGTTTCTACTACCTTTGTTCTTATGGTTTTTGTTGCGGGGTCATATTCATCATGCAGAGCTTTTGTCACACCTTTTTTGTTGGTAAAATAAACCACTCTGCCACCATCATAGAAACGATATACTGTTATACCATCCACAACAAACAGTTTCTCTACTTTAATTTCATTAATAGAGTCTGATGTTGGAACATTAGTTCCTTTGTTCTCGTTGCAAGAAACAAGCAGTAATATAACCAACACAAATAATATAATCTTCTTCATACGCTATTTTATCTTTTAAGTTTTGAAAACTTTTATCAAAATAAATATAAAGAGCCACCACGATTCTCATCGTAGCAGCCCTTATCAAAGACACATAAGTCCTAAAATAACGTTACGTCTATTCTAAAACTACTTCCCAATCATTAGCAAAAATGTCCGATGAAGATGGAACCCAAGAATCTGCCCTACCATCCGGATTCATAATCAACATCTGATTGGTATAGTCAATATGAGGATTCTCACGCTTCATCAAGATGTCTTTAGCAATCTGTGGCAGTGACTGCATCTTAGGAATGATGTCACCTGTAATGTGAGAAGGAACCTGCTTGACGACAAACAAGCCTTTTCCATTCCAACCACTACGGCGGATAGCATCACCCTGTCTGAGAAACTCAATGGCAATTCCAAATCCAAATGATGTAATTGGAACTTCTGGTTTCTTAATAAGCTGATGCTCCATGCAGAACTTAATAGCCTTAACAACTGCCTCTGTAGGATTCTCACCATCAAAAGCTACAAGGCTGTCTCCTTCTGAATGAATCCAATCGACATGCCAAGCACCATCAAAGTGACCGAGAGTTGGAGAATATCCCCAATCATCCACAACCTCATAACCGTCTTCCACACTATCAGTTGGGATAATATGCGGAAGCTGCATAAATAAAGTTTCTAATGTAACCATATTATTCGTTTCTTTTAATTAAACAAGCAATAATTCCCATAACTACTGCCCAAACTATTATACTTTTTATGCACATAACTTATGTTCCATTAAAGATGTCTCAGTGTAAAGTTCCTTCTGTTCAGTGTACTCACCAAATGTTTCAATCTTATCACCAAGTGTTACTCCGAATTTAACATCACGCTGGTCATCTACGTTCACTACAAGAATAGAACTATCTTCTGGAGAAGAAACCACATTTACATGGTCTTTTAAACTCTCCTCAGTAATGCTATTCACACCACAGAACTCCAGTAGAAAACATCCTACGAGTTCAGTCATTTCTTCTAACTTCTTCATTTCATCTGCGTTCATTACATTTCATCTTTTCATGGAGGACTTTTTCAATGTCAATTCCTCTACGATGCAGCTCAGTGAAAGCGACGATAGCCACATCAGTAAGTTCCTCGACAATCTCCGAATAACCATCAAGGTGTACGGATTCCTCGGTTTCACTTGCCTTGTTCACCTCAGCAACTTCTTCATTCAACCCAGCAAGAGTCTCATTATGAAACTCGTCAGAAGAATTAGCCTCGTGAACTTTACCACGTCTCAACGCACATTTCCATGCACGTTTTCCAAATTTATTTAAATCCATGTTTTACTTTTATTTCAAATATACTATTTAATATGTTAAATTCCAAACACTTCCGAAAGAGTCTTATAATACTTATGGTCTTTTGTTACTAAATGACACTCGTCAACTGGAAACATAAAATTTTCCATAGAGTATAGAACTCTATCTGCCTCTTGCAAACCAACAGTCATTCCAGGAATATAAACGAATATACTTCCTCTGGCTGGAACAAAACACAGTTGTTCTGAAACTCCGAACCCCAAACTTTCATTTGGTGTACCAATACCTTCTTTGTCAACCTCAAAGAAGTATTCTACAAGTCCTATTTTGCAAGTATAATACTCATTCATATTAACCTTGTATTAAAGCCCACTTATAATACAGACTGAATGTACCACCATCTAGTAATTTATCCCTTGATATATTACCTATGGCTTGATACTCAAATTCCGGTTTGTAAATTCTGAGTATCAATTTATTATGAACATAGTCTGTGTAATACTCATTTTCACGTTGCTTTTTCTTTTGAAAGATAACCCAAAGTATAAGCATCTGTAACAAAAGTATAAAGCATAAAAGACCTATTATTACTCCTCCCATACATTAGTTGCTTTAAGTTTTACGTCAAGAACCTTCATGGCGAGTTCTGTTTGTGTTGTCTCAATATATGTAACTCCAAGAACTTCAAGCAAGTCATCTACTGCCTTTATAATTCTGATACTATATCCGTTATCAGATGTTTGATACGTGATGCCTTTTCCCAACAACTCTGAAATTCTGTTAGAGAAACTTCTGTCGAGACTTACAACATACATATTTATTCGCTTCACAACACAAGCAAGAGCAGCAATCATAGCTACCTGTTTACTTACTTCTATGTTCTTATCAAAAAGGGCCTGTGAATATTGAATACGAAAGATAACAAAATCATTGCTCCAAATTTTATAGAGTCCCTTTGTCTGTTCAGTAAACTTCTTGAAAAGAGTAGGCTGCATAGCATTATAGTTATCATTGCAGTAGCTCTTATCACACTCTATAAGTTCACGATAAGGTTTTTTGGTCTTACTTGAACCCATAGTACGAATCTGTGCAAGACACTCTCTAAGGATATAAAGAGAGCAATCCATAGCTATCATTGGGTGATACACAGACTTTAGTCTTTCTTCCATAGGAACTTTCTCCAATATTATTTTATTGGCTTCCTCAACTGATAACTTCTTGGGTGTCTTTGAAACAACGTACATAGGAGCACCCAAATTAACGAACTTACTCATCATATTAAATCTTGTTTATTATACCATTCTAACTCCGTTTTTGTTGGATAACGTACCAATGTAATTGGTATGTAATCAGTAGGGATATACCCAGGAGGGTCTTCCATGTATTCTATTTCTGACCCACTGATATACTCTACTGAACCATCAGAAAGAACATTGACAGCCTTTGCAAGTTGAAACAAGTAAATCTCACCCATAATAGTTGCTGCGAGAATTACTCCCTCATCAATATCTGCATCCTCTGTTATGTCATATAAGGCATGATAGCCTGTTTTACTTTCATACCCATTACAAGTAGGTTGAACATCTGCTTTAATCATAAGTTACATATTTTATTGTAAATATCTAATTCCATTACAGAGGGTAATCTACACTTTGAAAATGGTGGAAATGAGTGCAAGTCATAATTGTCCCATCTTAATAGTTTCTTATCAAATATGACACATGAACCTTCTTCAAAGTCAACACCCGATTCTTCTGTTAAGTAATGAATATAGAGTATTTCGTTTGTCTGAAACATAATTAAAGTATCGTTTCTTTCATAAACTAAAACTGTGCCAGCTATAATTGAAGAAACCTTTTTCAGCATAAGAAGATGACATAACCTCATTCCAGTTACAAGTTCAAGTGGATTTGCGCATACCCATTGTTGTGCAGCTTTATCGAAAATCATAAGCTATTAATCCTTTCATAATCATGGTATTCTGATATTGTTGGAAAACGACAATTTCTAAATTTGAAAGTTGGAATTATTCTTGGTGGCTTCCCGTACTCTAAAGAAATAACAGAACCTGGCTCATACCCAACAAGGTCACTTGGGCTGACAAATAGCAAGTTTATTTTTTCTAATGTCTGAAAAGCCACCTTATCATACCCACCCTGGTTATCAAATACGACTATCTGTCCAGGGTCTATGTCACGAAAATGCTCATTAAGAACTTTTCTGGAAAGTTCCATACCAACTATCTTATGAGCCTCGTAGATATTTTCTAATATCCATTGATTAGTTATTTTGTCAAAGTACATCTTTCATTAAATTTAATAGTTCCTTTGCAGATATTCCATATTCATATAGCTGATTTATAAATAGCATTAGAAAGTATCTTATAACTTCAACCTTAGAACGTTTGTGCGTATTGTATCTGTTGCAACCCCAAATTACTAATTCAGAGTACACTCTAACATTTACAATCCACTCGCCACCTATAAGTTTTCCGTCAATATGAAATTCCTGCTTACCATGATGATTAAATGAAAACTCCTCAGCATTTTCGCTGAGGAGAATTATAGTAGCCAACATCATAAGTAGTCCTGTTGAACTTCTTTAAGAGCGTTCCAAAAAGCTTCACCAAAACCACGAATGATTGCATCCTTTAAGAAGTCTATAAGATACACGTTTTCACGTTTACCTTTTTCATAAGCCGCCTTACAATAGTCCTTGTCGAATGTATGTCCAAGTTTAAGAAGTTGTTTCCCGTTACTTTCCTCATGGATAATGGGATATAAATTACAACTATAAGGAATATCTATGTCGGCGGCCTTTAATTTCCTTGCCTCTTTCAAAACGCAAGTTCCGAAACCCATGTGACAGAACAAACACTTGTCACCTCTACATGAGGTATAGAACTCTCCATCAACCTTCTGCACTGGAGAGTCTTTTACAAGTTGTTCATCTGCATCTTCGACCAATACAGAAAGTCTGTTTCTTGAATAGAGAATTTCAGCAGCCTCATCTGGTGATAGATAACCACCGATTAATTCTATTCCTTCTACTGGCCTATTGCAACAAGCTCCTTTGCAACTCTCATAGTCACAACAGAACTTTGTGGTGAAAATCTTGTTTTCCACAAGAACACCATTTATCTCCGTAACACAAATCATAGATTGATAGCTTTATAAAATTCGTTTCTCAAATGACCATTGAAAAAGGCACCACCTAACTTAGAAGTTATAGTGTCTGAATTGATGTCCTCAACACCACGAAGTTTAACACAAGTATGCTCAGCCTTTATTACTACTGCTACATCGTCTGTTTCAAGAATATAGCATAAAGTGTGGAATATCTGAGCAACAAGTCTTTCCTGTACTTGTGGTCTGCGAGAGAAAAACTCTACGATGCGATTTAACTTAGAAAGTCCAATTACTTTCTTGTTAGGTATATAGGCAACGAAAGCCTCACCCATCATTGGAATTAAATGATGCTCACACGTTGACTTTACTTTTATGTGACGCTCCAAGAGCATATTGTCATACTGCATCTTATTCTCTACTGTCGTAATCTTCGGGAAGTTACTATAGTTAAGTCCCCAGAAAATTTCGTTGAGATACATCTTGGCAACTCTCTTAGGAGTTTCTGCTAGACTATCATCTGATAAGTCCAAACCAAGAGCTTCCATGATGTTTTTGACACTATTCAAGATAATGTCAAACTTCTCATTATGAGAGGGAAGTTTACGTTCCGTCATAGGAGTCTCGACACGCTTTTTTACAAGTAAATCACGAATCGTCCACCCCAATGCAGAATCTGTTTTTGATACATCTAATGCCATAATTACAATGATTTAATTTCCATTTTAATACGTTCAAGTGTCTCCTTGTCAGAAACATTCTCATCAATTATTTTAAGAATATCCCTAACAGAAACATCCTTATCAGTAAGTGTTCTTGAAATACTAAAAAGTTGTGGGCTATCAATACAAAAGTCTTTTGCAAATCCAACCGCATTAGCCTTTGTAGTATCATGGAAAAACACAATATGATTCTTTTCCACACCAACAGTACTCGGTCTAACAACGTATTCCTTACCCTGTTGGTTAATGTAAAGAGGTTCTTTAATTCGTATATCCATTTTATTTCGTTTTAATACTACAAAGATACAAATTTATTGTGATAAAAGAAAAACGCCGATTATTCCATTATAAGAACCTGTCTATAGTTTATGTCTATGTAATCACCATCTGCATTATTACACCAACAAAACATCCACTCACCCGTGCGAGCCTTTGCTTTCCACATTTTACCATTATACTTACCCGTAGGTTCTGAATTAGTATAATCCGGCAATTTGGCCAAAGTCTCTTTAGTCATTATCACATAGTCCTTGTCGATTGCAAGTATTTCATTCCTACGAGGAGTATTCCAGTCTCTATATTCTGCATCAACTGGAGGAATTAACGCTGCAACATCAGTAGAAATATCTTGTACGTCAACAGACCTTATACTAAAAGTTCCTTTAGTAACTGTGAGAGCATACAATGCTGCAAGAACCTTTCTCTTTACATTCAAAATGTCTCTTTCATCATCAACTTTTAAAGAGACCTTTATTTCTAAGTCTTTCATAAATTACAACACATAGTTAAAAATAATGTTTCTTCTGCACAGACTATAATTCTGTCATTATCTGAATATGCACTATTTCCATTTTCATCGTAGCCATTTAAGTAATATTCACTTCGTTTATCACCTAAACCTCTACAAGTTAAATGAAAATGCGGTTTCGATGGTGGAGGAGTCTCACCACTTGAACCATATTCAAGAGAGTCCAAAAATGATGGGCAAGTGCAATTACCTATCACTCCTGTTATCTCGTATGGTCCAGTACCATAACTTGTACGTATCACCATCCCATTGTAGTACCTGCCCATGGCTTATAATCTTTTATATCAAAATATGCTTTTTTAGCCTCGTCTCTACACCAAGAATCCTTAAAGGTAACTGAACGTGCAAATTTTCTATGCAACTTCTTCATTTCCTCGTAAGAATGTGCTGATATTGATTCCCATATATCAAACCAAGCAAAATCAAAATGCTCAGTAGGCTTATACTCGAAAATGTCAGCATTTACAATCTGCACTCTCTTGTCTGTGTAAGATGGAGAAACTAAATAGATAACGTCTGTTGACTTTTCAACAACTACAATCTTAGTTACATCAGGTTTTTTCAAAAGCTCAGTTATTACCATACCCAAGCCAAGACCCGCAATAAGTACTTTTCCATTTGCCTTCTTAATAAAAGGAAGATGGTCGTTTACTTCTGCCGGAGTATTACTCATAATAACTTCTCCTTTGTAAGTTAGCTTATAGTAAACTCCTGGTTCTATATACCTTCTGTTCCTATTCATTACATATCTTTTCTGCCTCTTCTTCTGTATCGCAAGTTGCAACAGTTC